GTGATACCCGGCGTATCTCTTTGGCGTGATCCTCCACCAGCGTCTTTGTTTTGTAGATTTGGCGATAGATATACAAGCGCCCATCATTGTCCATAGCCGCCCAGAGGCACACAAAGGGATGCACGAAGCCAAAGTCAATGGCCAAGTAACGCGGCCATTCGGGAGGCAGGGTGAAACGGTCAATCACGTTACGTGCTCTATCCCATGCCTGTTCGTAGATCGTGCCTTCAGCAGCCGCCCATAGCCCAAGACGATAGCGTGCATAGCGTACACCGGTCAAGCCTTCAAGAATACCAAAGACGTACTCTCTGCCTGCCTCTGTCCAGTCATTGGTCTTGAGATCAAAGTAACGCGGGTTGTCTTGATGACGGGAAATGAGACGTGTGGTTGTGCCTTCAATCATGCGCTGATTGAGCCAATGCGTGGGATAGGAAGGATTGCAGTCCATGATGAGTTGACGATAAGGGACTTCTGGCCCGTTGGTACGTGGGCGTAGTCGCATGCGCACAAACTCAATATCCTCTACATCGCACTCCGTCGCTTCATTGAGATAGGCCCAATCGAATTCAGCACTTTGTACTTTTTCCGGCTTGTCGAGGCCATTGACCAACATCTGGGAGCCATTAGGGTACTTGAAGGACGCGGGTTCAACCTTGTTGCCACCGAAATACCGGATGTCTGAGCGCCCTCGTAGGATGTTATCCCGGTACGTGACCATTGCCGACCCTGAGAGTGCCGTGTTGGTTTTCCTGGCAACCAGTGCTCGTGAGCCGGGATAGCGTGAGAGCAGGATGTGTATCTTATAGAGCGATGCCACCGTTTTGCCTCCACCGGCCACCCCTTCGATGCAGACCTCACGATCACGACAAGACCCAAGGGCGAGATTGTCACCTCGTAGTTCAGGTGGGGGAATACGTTTTGTAGGCACAAGCGTGGCGGTACTCATATCTTTGGTCCCTCTAGATAGCCAGATGGGACTTCCTCTATGATGATCTGGGCGAGGTTCACATCACTCTCGACTTTGATGTCAAGTCCCATCAGACGAGCACGTCGTTCCTTGATGGCAACAATGCGATCAACGGCAAACAGCTGGCTCTTGCTATACTCTTTATCCTGTAACCGCTTCCAACACACCAGTTCTAATTGCTCAAGACTGTCTAACTCCTCTGTTCTCAGGTCTTCCACATTCTTGATAACGCATCGGTCTAACTCTCTCATCACCGCTTTTCGTGCTGAACTTGCATTCGCATATCCGCACTGAGCGGCAATAGCCTCATAGGTCATTTTCATAGCACGCAACTTAATAGCAAGCATGCAACGATTAGTGGCGTTTACGTCGCGATTTGGGGGATTTGTCCCTCTCTGTATGTCCATGTTTTTGTGAGAATTGAGGTGATCAGGCATGGCTTACCTCGTCAATCTGCTTATATTCAGTCAAAACGAGCATGAATTGGTACGAAGCTCGCTGGACTTCTATATTGATATGTGTTAATATGAGTGTGTACCAAATTATGATACGAGACAAAATACCACACAACAGGAGAATAGCAGCAATGAGCATCACGAAGAAAGCAGCCTTGAAGTTTGCACAGACCGCCAACATGATCACGATGTCGGATGAGTCCCTCGGATGGAGCAACAAAGAGATATCCCTAGAAACTCTGCTCAATGAGGTCAAGGTCTTTGGGCAACACGTATATGCGCACCAGCAGAACAACGTGGTTTCCATCGATCTCTTATCCGGTATCACATTTACGCTCTCAGCATAGGCAATAATGGGGAGGTTACACATTCGCTTCCTCCCCTTCTTCATCCTCTATCTCTTCTTCTTCAGGCACTTCTACCACCACAGGACCGCAATCCTTGACCGCCTGCACCGGATCGCCTTTACAGAATACCAACACGTTTTGATGAGTCTTGCCCAACTTACGCGATGAGGTGAATTGTTTCCCTACGCGTATCGGCAATGAGCCAACGCTGGTAACGAGAATAGCTTCGTTATACAGTTGTGCCCCTGCATCCTCACACGCGCTTATCGTATCGCTTACAAAGTTGCGATAAAACCCGCGCTTATCCCTGATATCCCCTACAACGACACATACAAAACGATTGTGCTTGAGTTGGGTGATGGCTTGCTGAAAAATAACGCGGTATGTATCCATGAATTGCTCATAGGTGGCGAGTGCGCTCAGGTCCGATTCGTTGTTACTATACACTTCAAGGTCATAATAGGGCGGGCAGGTAAAGATCAGATCGGGTTGCACATCAGGGCATAATGTTGCAAGATTGCGGCTATCCCCTACAATCCATTGAGGGCGAGGCTCATCACTCAGGATGATGGTTACTTGCTGTTCATTGGCTTCTACCTGCTCACTCCTCAAGTCAATCCCGATATAGCGCCGTCCGGTGAGTGCTGCCACAATGCCACGAACAGAGCCACCTGCAAACGGATCAAGCACCAGCCCATCAGGTGGGGAGAACCAACGATAGGCCAACTCACACAGGACAGGATCAAAGATGGAGGTACCTGCCGCCATATTCTCTGTGCCTGTGCCAGAAGCCCAATCGGGCTTCTTCGGTGCATTATTGAGATTGCTCCGTTGATCGGCACCCTTACGACCAGCAGAAAGATTCTTTCTGCTGGTATCGTCCATGTCCTCAAGCGGTCTATCCCCTGCAACCCATGTCAAGCGTTTCGCATTCTGTCCTACCGTGTGCTCACCACGCATCAGGTCTTGCCCAAAGCAACGGGCAAGACCTTTCCTCTCCTTATTAGCGAGTTGGTCAGCTAGACCCCCATTGCTGTCGGCAATGGGGGTACCACCCATTTTGTTACCCTGCCTATTCCGGTAATAGTTCAATCCTGGCTCCGTCACTGCGTCACCTGGACAGGTGACGCAGTCGCCTCTCCCTAGTTCGCTTTGTATCCCTAGTGCGATCCATGCCCGTTTCCGTTCTTGCCAGTACCCTTGCCGTGCATCTAGCACGCTGAATGGCGGCACAATGAAACGCTCGGCTAAGGATTGGTGAACCTGCTCATCTTCTTCTGCACTCCCACCATCCCCTAGATACGCATCACCCATATTCGCTAACATCTGCCTCAGCGTCTCATCATCACTACCCATCGATGCCAGATCGAACCCTGCGTCTTGTTGCTCTTGCAAAAGTGTCGCCAACAGTTCGTCATCGTCGACTGCGCCATTGCTCAAATGATTATCGGCAATGAGATACGCTTGACAGGTCATCTCATCCCAACTGTCAGGCACGATATCACACCGCAACTCAGGATAGAAACATTCACGCGCCGCCTCGACCAAGCCATGACCCGCAAGGATCGTATAGCGGTCACACCCCGCTTGCTTTTTGACAACAAGGGACCGCACTTGTTGGAAGCGTTTGAGGCTTGCCACCAACTGCTTGATTTGCTCCGGTGGGTGACTTCTATAATTACGTGCATGCCCATCTAAGAGCGATGTAGGGATGGAGGCGTTGCGTACCTGTTCAGTCATGCACACATCTCAATCTTTGGGTGTCGTGTCATGTTCCGGTTTCAGCAACGTATCGACACTCTCACGGGTTGCAGCCAAGTGGGGCATCACACTTTTCTCTGCATGCGGATGCGTTGCACCATGTCGTAAAAACATCGCCTGCGCTTTTTGATAGAGCGTGTTCAATTCAGTTTTGAATTGCGTGAGTTTTTGTGTAAATGCGGTTTTGCTCATAGATACCTCTAGAACGGGGAATAGTGAGCAGGCAATGAAAGGAGTACCCGCTCACCACTCAACCTGTGCAGAACGCTCAAGAAAGGGTCACCGAAGAATGATCACTATTCAATTCAGTGTAGCGGATGCATCCAAATCGTGAGGGATTCTAGAGAAATAGGCAACAAAAAGGGAGAGGTTATCATTCCCTCTCCCTCTTTGTTTAGTATCACAGGGAAACTATGCTGTCTCTTCTGTGGAGGTCATCGTGTCGAATAAGGTGTTCTGGGTATTCTTGCGAATGATACGGTCTAGATTCTTACGGGCTGCATGGAAGTACGACTCTTTCAATTCAATCCCCACGAACTTACGCCCGTACTTCAATGCAGTGTATCCCTCACTGCCTATCCCAGTAAAGGGGCTAAACACCGTTTCATTCTTGTTACTCCACAACCGCACGCATCGCTCAATCGTGCCGAGCTGCAAGGGGCAAATGTGCCGCTCATCCTGTTGGGAACGGCCTTCAACGACGTTCAATGTATCCGTCTCCTTGATATCATACCAGACTGGGTGAGCGTAGGTAATCCATTCCTCATTCGTGATATCCGGTTTAATGGGTACTGCGTTCTCCCCTGGCTTACGGAAGATGAGGATGTAGTCAGCAAGCCCTGGACGCATCCAGGATGCATCTTTACGGAGTTGCACAAAGAGCAATCCTTTCGCATGTGAGCGAATAGCCTGAACTTGGGGATCTTTGTCGATGGTCACATCCCCATGATAGACCCATGACTCTTCCAAGAACGTTTTAATCACATCACCTCGGAAATCTTTCAGGCCAATGAATCCATCGTTGACGAAGTTGGCAGCAATTTGCTGGACGTGCACACAGCAGTTACGACCGGGTTTTGTGATACGCAACAATTCACGGATGATAAACCTGAAGTGAGCGTAGAACTCATCAGGGTTGCGAGAATTGCCCAGATCGCGTTCCGTTGGGCTGTAAACGTAAAGTGACATAAAAGGAGGACTAAAAATGGATAGGTCTACGCTATCATCCGGTAGACCTGCCATCACTTCAGCACTATCACCATTGTAAAGTGCATAATGGTCATTAATCACTTGATTTAGCACCTGAACACTCATCTCAAAAACTCCTTATTTACATTCTCTCTGCTATGTACAAACAAATGACACTTTCTACACAACAACACTAAATTATCAGGATCGCATCGCAAACTCTTTTCTGCAAAACTAACGATATGGTGAATTGCAAAACGAATTTCTTCTCGATTGATGATCCGGTGATCTAATCCACATCGTCTACATATGGCATTATCTCTCTGCCATACCACCTTAACAGCGTCCTTCCATTCTTGACTTTCATACACCTTCTGTCGTTGTGGTGTAACTCCACCTTTCCAATTTGGAGTCTCATCTCCCCTTTTCCCTTTCAGGTGATGCACTCCATTCTTGAGATAGGGTACATGACCATCCTGTAGTCTCTTTTTTCTTACAACTTCCTTAACTTCATCAGTATGTGTATGCCCTTTAAATGGGGATGCATCCCCATTTACAAACCGATGCTGCCCATGCCCATGCCCTCTAGGGCTAGTCTCAATTCCATAATCTTGTAGCCACTGCCACACACGCTTACTATCCCTATGAACAATCGCGGCAATCGCATTTGCGCCAAGACCTTCGACAACATACTTCTGATAGAGCCAATCACGATCTACAGGCTTCTGATCACGCTGCCATTGAGCCTTGCAATCCATCGAACAAAAAACCCCTGGTTTTGATCCTCTCCTCTTTACTTCTTCCCCACACCCCTTACACTTAAAGTCTGTCATGTCTTCCTCCATACTTTGATATGGATGCATCATAACACGACCCTATCAAAGTGTCAAGCAACAAGCCATTTGGGTACAATCATAGAAGTGACACTATTGTACTCATACTCCTTTGGAGCAGATCCTAACTCTTCCTGCTCGTAGGCTTGTACGTGTCCTATCAGTTGGTCACTCATGATCTTTGCCTCTCTTTCCTTACGCATCACGTTTGCATAGATTTCCTGCTCAATCTCAGAAATGACGATAGAGACGGATACCGGATGTTCTTGCCCGAAGCGCCAGCAACGGCGGATACATTGATAATAATCTTCAAAACTGTCACCAATACCCACAAATGCCATATTATGGCAATTCTGTAGGTTGATGCCAAACCCAGCGATGGACGCCTTGGTGATGAGCACGCGAACACGTCCATCTTGAAACGCTTCAATTGCTTTGATCTTTTTGTCAGGGCTATCACTACCCACAACCTCCACACTCTCAGGGATGGATTTGCGGAGCATGGTACTTTCCGTGTTACGCCCACACCATAAGATCCATTGCTCATCACTTCCCTGGACCATCTCGACTGTTTTCTGTACCCGTTCCTCAATCGTGCCTGTACGCGCTTGTGAACGGTCCTGTATGCCCTTGAGGCCAGTGTAGAAAAGCTTTCCCTCAGGGGTGTAGTCAGTGCTCACAATAACAGGTTTCACTGACAGTTCTGGCAAGATATAGCCAGTATCATCAAACCCTAAATCAGATGGTTTCTTAATGCTCATTGACCACGAGGCCATCCAACGATAGAAGGGGTCAACAGCGTGCTTCTTGAGCCTCCATCCTGCATGTGCTGTCTCATCGCTATCATGCACAAAGTACGTCGAGAGCATTTCAGTTCTGCTCATCGCTCCAAGAAACTCCGCATGATTGGCAATTTCTGCCACATCATTAGGAGCTGGTGTAGCAGTACAACACAGTTTATAGGGCGTTGTGGCAAACATTTCGATGAGCAGTGTTTTTGTTTTGCTTTCAACGGTCTTGAGGATGCTACTCTCATCCAAGATCACCGCGCCAAAGTCTGCAGCGTTGAAATGATGGATCATTTCGTAGTTGGTAATGTTGATCCCTGGGATCAGGTCCTCGCCAGATCTGGTATAATGGGCGACGAGATCAATCTTCTTTGCTTCGCTGACTGTTTGTCTGGCAACGGAAAGCGGGGCGATGATCAGACTACGCATGCCGGTCAATCGGGCGAATTCCAGTTGCATGCTGGTTTTGCCCAGACCAGTATCGGCAAACAGCGCCGCTCGTCCTTTGCGAAGCGCCCACTTGACGAGCGCCCGTTGAAACGGGAACAGGCGGGGGTGGATCGCGTCCTCAGGGATCTCAATACCAGATTCAACGGTCATCAATCGCTTTGTTTCTAAGAATTCTTGATAGTCTTGCATGTGTCTTTCTCCTCTTTCTCACGTATAGCCTGATCGACAAATTGACTTCTATCACCAGCAGGCAGGCTATCAACTATCTTCGTCACATCGGGCGACAAGGTAAAGTACCGTCGATGTTTGCCTTGAGAGGGACGCCCAGGCCCTCTCTTTTGAGAACTACTTTCCCTTTGTGGATTGATCACAAATTGACCTCCATGTACTAAAACTCACTTGGCGGGAAATCTTTGCCTCACATCCATCCACTTGATAATAGGCGATACGATCATCGCCAACACTCAACACGGTAGCAGATGCTTGGTTTGTCCACACATCGAAGGGGCAAATCGTAATGACGGTACCTTGATTGATGGCAGTGTTGATTTGTGTTGTTGTCATGATTGTTTTCCTTTTCGCTAGTCAATTCCTCTTTACTCTCTTATTATAATACACGTGTATTTAATTGTCAAGGGGTTTCTGTATCAGTTTCCCTCTCACTTTAGACACAACAAAAAGCACGCACACCTTCTCACTAGTGCGCGTGCCCCTTACAGGTCGTGAGTCCTGCTGACTGGTAGTCCTCTCTAGTATAAATGCACAACAAAAAAGCCGAGGCATGACACCCGGCTCTTTGCAAACGAAGCGTTGGATTTCCACAATCCATGGATAGTATAGCGCTCACTCCAACTCTCTACCCGTACATCCTCTCAAGTAACTGTTCTTCCGTCATTGCGTTCCCTTGCTCATCAAACAAGCGACCTGCTTCCGCCGCATCTTGCAAGTCGGATGGGTTGACAAGATTGCCCGTCTCTTTGTCGGATGGAACGCCGTACTCATCGATGATAACGTGGTAGTTCTTCTCTGGCATAATTGCTCCTTTCTAACGACGATATTTTCTCGCAACTCCTTATTTTGCTGCTACTTTGCGCCCACGTTTCTGTGGGGTAAATCCCCCTAAGCTTTTCACTAATACTTTGCTACGATCCTTGGCAAATGGCTGGATAATCCCCAACTTAATACCGCGTTCAATCTCCGCTAGTGAGCAGTGTAACCGTTCAGACGCCGCCTCTTTTGTGATGGCATATGAACCACGAGATCGATCCTGATTTGCAGCATCATTCTCTCTCTTTTTTGCATTGGAGATATCCGTGATATTGGCGGGTAAATCAGCAACAATCTCACCACTGATGTGCACATCATTTGCTGGTGATATCGTCTCTAGTTCAGGGTCAGTATCCGGCTCCATATCATCGTCATTTGGCAATGATATCAGTTCAGGATAATCGGCACAAATCGCATCAAACACACGCTGTACTCGCGTCTCTGTGATGTAGTTGGCATATCCGCTAAATTGGCGTTGCAGGCTCGTGGTCAGGTCTGATATCGGGTTCATTTGCGCTTCATATAAAAGCGTTATGAGGATCGATTTGTCCTCAGTAACCTTGTCATACATGACCCCTTCAACCATCCCTAATTCATCGCGTTTACGAGGGGCATATGCAGGATGTTCCTCCTCCATAGCCGGGATGATATCATCCTGCATATCGCTCTCATTTGTAACGATATCAGTCTCGATATGTGGTTGCATAATCACTTCATTTGCAGCCGATTTGACTTCAATTACCACGCCTTTTGCACGCTGGATAAGTGATGGTTTCTTAAGCGTTTCACGTGCGATATCAAGACGCTTTTGCACACTGATAAGTCCTTCTAATCGCGTGGCTTCTGCTTCGATATCAGCAACCGTTTCAACACGTGCTGAGAAGAATTCCGACACTAAACTATACGCCAAATTGAGGAACGCAAACGATGATGCCAGGATCGGGTTAATCATTTTCAAGGTGGGATTATCGGTCAACAAACCACTCTGAAACCGGAGCGCATATTCCCAATTCACCACCCACGAAAATGCCGTGAGTGCGATAATAAAGAACCATACAAACACCTGAGCATACCAGGGCATATTCTTTCTGAAGAACATCACCCCAATGGTCAGTACCAGCGCAGTGGCATCGATGCTAATAGCTAATGCATAGGAACCGACCCAGTTGCCACTATCCTGCTCAAAGTTATCAAAGAATGTGGCGATGTGGTGAATGGAGGCAAACAGGAATGCCCCAAACGCGAAGAGAAACACCACGCGGATTGCTGTGCTGAACACTTGCTCTTTTTTCATGCGGTTTACGCTCCCCTCTTTTTCTTTAACCCACATTGTTCTAAAAGGTAACTGGCATGACGATTATAGCGGCTGCCAAGTCCTTGACCGCGTTCATTTCTTATCTGCTTGAGACTCTCTTCCACGTTATGATTAGCCTGATACCAGACTTCCAGCAATCTCCCCTGAACTTCCGACAACATCAGGTCATCTCCCCGTGGCAGGAAAGTCGCTCCCGGCTGCTCTGTAGGCTCGTTTACAGCCATGTAGCGGGAGTCGTGGGAAGGTTCGGGAGTCGTGGGAGGTTCCCGATGTACCACGCTCAAATTTGGTCGTGAGTGCGTTTTATCGGCACTTCCACCGTCTGCCCGAAACTCCCCTTGATGAGACCGGATATAGTCCACAACCTCGTGGTACTCTTGCTCGCTGATCTCCATGAGTTGGATCATCTCACGACCCGTATAATGCATCGCCTTCATCTGGATAATGGCTTCACATAAGTCATGCATCGACAACCCTTCACTCACCTCTTCTTCCTCGAATACAGTTGAGAGGTCTGGAAGGGATTGTACAGGTTGCGCTGATTTCACAACCGGCAAAACGGTCTCCTCAATCTTGCGTGACGAGAGGTGGAATACTGATGGGTCAAGTAGCGTCGGGCCGAGTAACAAGTACAAGGCTTCGTTATCGACATAAGGCACACGTATCAACACCGCGTCAGGGACCGCCTTACAGCGTAACATAACCGCGCCTTTCCCTAGTGCATTCTCACGAATATCGGTTGCATCTCCTAGAAGCGCCCGTGCAGTTGCTGAGTCACCTCCAACATAGAAGGCGGTTTTAAAACACTTGCGCACGCCGCCGCCTTCCACTCCTATCGTTTTGACCTGAAAATCTTGACTGGCAACGACCACATAAATGCCGTATTTACGCCCCTCACGTAGCAACTTTTCGAGATACTCAACCACTACTTTCCCACGCTCTTTTACCACATCAGGCCATTCGTCAATTACGACAAAGTACGGGCGTCCAATGGGCTGGTAGGATTGCGCCAACTCTTTGCGCTGTGGAATAAGCGTCTTTGCCATCCACTGCATATACATTTCAATCGTCTCACCCTTTGAGCAAGGAAGAGGCGGCTGTTGTAAGAAGGGTTCACCTTTGCCGTTCATGCGCTCAAAAGGTGTCCAGTCCTCTCCACCGGATTGGTCGTATCCTGCATAGTGAGGATTGAGCAAAAGCACACGCACCCCAATAGAGCAGAGTTGACTCATGATGATGCGCATGATGGTCCCCTTGCCATTGCCGGTCAGACCAGCAAGCGCAACGTGACACAAATCTTCAACGGGAACGATCACATCTGTCCCATCCTCACGTGTTCCTAAGTAAATGCGGTCAAGGGAGGGGCGGAACCCCTTTGCAAGCACTTGTGAAAAAGTGAAAGTAGCAGGAGTGACAGACGGCATAGGAAATACCTCATGCGCATCACTCCACTCAATTAGGGGCATGCCATCCTCCACACGCTCATCACGCGCTGGTGAGGGATCGGACGCTTGCACCACGTCACCGGCTTCAAGCAAGATTGGTTCAACGGGCGGCGTCAATCCGCGCATCTCCTGTATTTTGCAATAGGCGTCATGGATCACCGCTTTGGACTTAGGGTCAAGGCTTGTGTATTTGCGCTGAATGCTTGCATGTAGTTCAGGACCGCATTGGGAAGCCAGCCAGCCAGCCAAGAGACCAGCGACCACCCCGGTCGGGCCAAAGTGGGCACATATCAACTCCGTGCCAATAAGTGTCCCAATCCCGTACTTTGCTTGCAAGAGCAGAGGGAGTGGTTGCACCTCCCTCTCTTCCTCTCTGCTGATGATCATCTCGTCTGCCATAGCCGTCCTCTCTTTCTTGCCTTACCCTTTTGCCTGTGTGGCCTGTGTTGGTGGTGTTTTTGTTCCATTGGAGAAACCGAATTCCAGCAAGTACACCCCTATCAAACCAAAGAACGCGGAACCAAACGCGGTCAATACGGCAAAGTAGAAATGCCCCCAAAACCCGGCAGCGCCAAACGTACCGAAGTTTCCCGTCGTCCACAAATTGACGACCACCATCACAATGGCGGCACGCCCAAACCACTTTGCGAGTGAGGGATTATGGAACCCTACGGCAGACTTGCAAATCTCCCACCCGATCACACCCACCATGTAAATCAACTCAGTGCCCCAACCGGCAATGATCAACATGCGATCATGGACCGGAAGATCACCCACGAACAGATACCACATCTCTGCGAAGACGCTGACGGCGTTGTTATCGGCGGGGAGCGCCACACCGTTATTAACAAAGGCTTGCGTGGCCTGAACGTCAATGCTCACAATCTCTAACCATCCCCCAATGAGGAGCAATCCCAAGATGATCAGAGGGATCATACTTTTCTTTGGCATCATGATAATGTTTCCTTTCACACTTGCCACATCGCTCCACATCGGCTATCATGCCTCTGCCTGCGATGAGACCGTTTCATCGTTCGTGCCGCTCTGTTGCTATGTGGAGCGGCTTCTTTTTTTACACTACGATTGTTCTATGTACTCAGTGGGATAATAGCCGTTGTTCTTCACCATCGTCACCACGCCGTGAACAAGTCCGACAAGTCCCATGTCCTCTAAATCACTCATCGCCTTACTCACGACGAAGAGCGACATTCCCGTGTGATTGCAGACATCGACGATGCGCACCGCGTCTGCATCCTCCACCTCATACAGTTCAACTATCGCGTGATGGATTTTCTCTTGCTCGTCATTCACTGCTTGCTCCTCTCACTTTTTACGCACTACGATTGACAGTGATCAATATTGTCTACTCTTTACGGCTGAGTGGCTGGATTGCCGAGAAAAACAGTGCCATCACCAGCGCAGAGGCAGTCCACGCAATCAATGCAGAACCGCTATTACTTAGCACTAACACGATCACCTCTACGAACCAGCCGATAAAAATGGCAACGCCTAAAATCGCTGCTCTTGTTTGCTTAGGACTCATTCTGCTTTGCCTCCTTTTGCTCTTCGTGCTCAGGGGAGGACTTCTTTTTTCGAGACGCCTTCTTCCTCTCTTCGCTGATAGTTGCCGCCTTTTCCCTGAGCACGAAACGTACGGCGTGCGCATCACTTTCGAGGAACAAGTACCGCTCTCGAATAAGCGCAATAGCCGCGTGATCCTCATCATCTAGGTAGATGTTTGTACGTTTCTTCATAGACAGTATTATACATCAGATATGCATCACTTGTCAACCCCTTTATCCACCAATATTTCACACGAGTTTTCATCGCTTCTTCTCCACAATCGGCAAGACGACCCCAGCCATATGCAGTTCGTTCAAAATGTAAAACCAATCATCCATGCTGCTCAAATGCAGCGTATCGTCATTCAGCAACCGATTGCGTATCGTCGTGTGCTTGCTCTCTGTACACAACTGCATGAGCGCCTCAAAAACGCGATACCGCGTCGCTAGCGTGGCTCTCACAATCCGTATGTCTCCTAACCCCTCGATGTGCAGCACGACCTTTCTAGCACGTTCCCTGCTCATTTCTAGGGCATAGGTGGGATGACTCTTGCTATCGTTGGTGGGATTGTCTGTAGTGTTCGTCATTACGATGCCTTTCTCACTGGCTTGATTTTCTTCAACCGCGCTATCATCTCCTCCGCCTGTTCTTCGCTCACACGTTCAGCATACGCCTGCCATGATCCACGACACGGCAAGAGCAGCAATCCCACCTTTTCCCCGTTGAGTGAGTGCACGGGTTGCATTTCCGGATACCCACGCTCAGCAGCCAGATCGAGCAAACGCTGTGCATAGACGTGCTCTGTGCAATACGTCGTGTGATCAGTGGGAGCGTTACAGCGTTCAAGGGTGTTGAATGCCACCAATCGCTCAAATGAGCAGAGGGTGTGCTTTTTCAGGGTAAACGGGTGATTGTTCATTATGCTACTCCCTCATCGCTATTCGCGCCCATCAATCCATTCACCAGCGTATGGATGCACTCTTCGCGTGCAAGAAGGGCGTTTGTCTTCCACAGACTGGCATCATTGCCGATGGCATAGGGAGCCACAAAGACTTCAGGCCATCCCTGTGCATAGCCCCAATCGATCAACGCCTTGCGGTGGCTGCACTGTTCACACCATGCATTGCCTACTGCGTCAAGCGTCGTTGGGCGCGTGCCGTGCACTTCACATCGTTTATCCATTGATGCCCCCAATACCGTATTCTAACGGGTAAAATGCAGTTTGTTCCGGTTGCCAGTATAAGGATATATTCCCGGTTGGGCCGTTACGATGCTTCTCAATGATCACTTCTGCGATGTTGGTGGGTTGGTAGCCTTCTACGCTTTTGTTGTAGTAGTCATCACGATACACAAACATCACGACATCTGCGTCTTGTTCCAAACTGCCGGAATCTCTCAAGTCGGAGAGTTGGGGGCGCTTGTTTTGCCGTGACTCCACTTGACGTGATAGTTGACACAACGCCAACACCGGCACATCAAATTCACGTGCAAGCGTTTTCAAGCCCCGGCTAATTGCGCTAATAATCTGGACTTGATTGTCACGCTTGGAGGCATCCACATCTGGCTCAATGAGTCCAATGTAATCCACCACCACGAGATCAACGCCGCCTTTACGCTGCACGTACCGGCGTAACTGACTGCGCATGGAAGAGATTGGGTTTCCCGCCGTGTCGTTAATCGAGATCGGCAGACTAGAGAGATTGCTGATCCCGGCTATCACGCGCTCCCACTCGTCATCTTCTACCCACCCACCACGCAAGCGCTGTGCATCGATCTTGGTTTGCATCGACATGAGACGCCGTGCTAAAAGTTTACGTCCCATCTCTAGCGAGAAGACCGCAACGCGCTTTTGTCGGGCAGCCGCGTTCATGGCGATGCACAACGCCAATGCGGTTTTACCCATCGATGGCCTCCCTCCAAGCAGGATGAGATCAGATTTTTGCAAACCTGCGAGGGGCACATCAAGATCGTGGTAGCCAGTGGGCACGCCCAAGAATTGCCCACGATGCTCATGCAAAAACTCGAGTTCATCCATGTAGTCGCGCATTAGTTCAGGCATATCCACAAATTGCGCCTGCTCCGTATTTTTCCTGAGTGCGAAGAGCAACTGTTCTGCCTGCTCAAGTAACTGGTCTTCTTCGTGATACGCAAGTTGCGCTATTTGACCAGCAACACTACAGAGTTTACGTCTCAGTGCGCACTTTGCTACGATACGCGCATAATACTCAACATTGCCGCCTGTGGGCACGGCATTGATCAAGAGATTTATTGCACCAGGACCGCCAACAATTGCCAGTTTGCCGTCTTGCTCTAACACATCGCAAATGGTGATGTAGTCGGCAGGCTCTTGCCGATTGTGCAGGGTCAAGATTGCAGCGTAGATCAACTGGTGAGCGTTGCGATAGAAATCAAGCGGGGTGAGGATATCCACCACGTGCACAATCGTCTCAGGATCAATCAGGAGGCTCCCAAGCACCCCCTCTTCCGCTTCAAGGTTAGCCGGTAATTCTCGTTCGCTCATGAAGTCCTCCGTGTGTTGAACATCTCAGACAACCGCTTATTTTTCTCTTCAAACAATTGCTGCTGTGTTTTAGGTTTTTCACCCGTTGCGGTTGTGATAGGCTTTTTCTTGAGCAATGGAAGCAATTTCCAATTCTCCCACACATGCACAATGGTGTACTTCCCTGACGGTTTCAGGTGGTTATACACCAATTGCATATCTTCTTTGGTGGGTGTGAGGGACGCCGCCATATCCTCCATCTTTTTCCATTCCCACTCAGGGTGACCGGTGGCAATCTCGTTGATCTCGTCGTACATGCGCCGAATATCACGCGCCCCTTGCGAGTAAATTTCCTTGGGCGCTGGTGGCACGGCTGCTGCTTGTTGCTGTGCAGGCTTCACGCTTGGAGGGATGATCACCACATCACGTGGTGGCATCGGCACATCCATCACCGGCGCTACTCCAACTGAGGTGGCAGGGGTTGTTGTAGCCCTTCGGCTATGTGAACTTTGAGAGTTATCCACAATCGGTGTTGCTTGTGTGGATAACTGCATTGGTGTATGTGCACTCGTCTCATCGCCTTGAATGGTTGGGGTTATCGTGTAGTCACTCGATACGGGTTTTTCAGAAAGTGGTGTGTGTGTGCTTTCGGGTTGCGATACTGTTGGGGTAGATACTACACTCTCTTCTTTACAATCTATATAATCTATACTAATCTGTGGTTTCTCGTTTTGGGTATCTCGCCCCGCTTGAGACTTAGGTTTACGTCCTCTTTTGCAATTAGAATTATTTCTATTAACAATAAGAACTTTTTCTAATTGGAATAAGAACTTTTTCTTATTGATAAGAACTTTTTCTAATTCAGGATCAATAAGAAATTTTTCTAATTGAAAGTGCTCTCTATGGAAAGCCTCCAATTGTTTTGCCCCTTGCCTATAGGCTTCAAGTGCTTGTGTGATGGTTTCAAGTTGAACATCATAGCAGTGGACTGATGACGTTTCATCGATGTTGAGATAGCCAAGGAGCTGTAGGGTAGGAATGGCCGTATCATGCAACGTCTTTTCTGTGATCTCTCCACACATATCCTTCACCAGTTGGTCTTGTCTGCGAAAGATGCGAAATGTGGTGTCCTGGTCGGGTTTCTCACCACGTGCAGATTTGACATCATTCATGTTTTCAGCATCGTCTTTATGCTCTTTGCGGATGCTGTAGCGATAGAGCAGAACACTGAGCAGTTTAGCTGCTGGTCGTATTCCCATGCAGATAGCCACCATACTCGGACGAACGACCAATATTTCTTCTTCTGGGAATGAGACGCACCATTTCATACGAATTTTCCTTCATTGACGACTAACTATTGACACATTTGGTAGTGGTGTGTACAATAGAGGTAATGCTAACAATTGCCATTAAAAAAGTTTTTCAATAGAGCACGTTTTGTGGGCGTGCTCTATTTTTCTGCCTCCAACACATACCCCTCAACCATGTTCCATCTGAAATCCCACGCGAACCTGCGTGCCCGATTCCAGATAAACTGATCGTTCCCCTTGAGGAACTTTCTGTGCCCTGTCTTCTTCGATACGACATAACACCCATTGAACAAGATGTGCAATCTCTTCGTGTACTCATCGTACAGGACCGTGCAGCCATCTGGCAAGTTGTTATGCTTGATGGTCATGTTTCACCCTCACAAGTTCCTCAATCCGCCCAGCACGGGCAATCTGTGCAATCGTGACATCACACAACCACACACCGCCATTGCCGTGCCATACCCCAAACGTCTCAGTGTGTGGTAATTTGCGCGTATTGTACCCGGCGCGTAAGATCGCAAGACGGAACTGTTGGATGGTCATGTGTTCCTCTCTCTCTCGATCATGCGGAGTATGCGAGATAATGCGTCCTGAACGTCGTAGGGCGGCATATCATCGGTTTGCCTGATGAGTACTTCTTCAATCATGTCAAGCAACGTAGGGTCGCTCTCAGCGAGATCATGGACATGCAACACGGTCTCCATATCGCCACTGTGCAGCGCCACTTCATACCGCGCAACCAACGCGATACGGTAGAGGTGTGCTCGTGTGATAAGATCGACTTCTTGTTGGATGTCCATGCTACAACTCCTACTGGTTTAATTCTTGTCTCTTGCGTGTCTTTGCAATTCGGATGATTTCTTGCAAAGACACCCGTACTGTACTATGCCCTTCAATCGTGAGGAGATAGCGGTCGCTCTCCCCAATACGCTCAATCGTGCATCCTTGCGCTGTGAGATAATCGTATGCTTGGCTCAAGTCCATGCCGTCGTTGCTCATGATGCCACCTCTTTATTCGCATTCAATGGCCTCATCGCATCCCACAACGCTTGTTGCTCTTTCAACTTCTTGAACGCTTTGACCTTGCCCGCGAACTGAGCAGCCTCAAGATAGCAACTGTGTGGGCCGCCTACGCACGCCTCAAACTCACCGCACGCTTCAACTGGATCACCGAAGCCAGCACCGTTTCCATGCTCATCTGCACCGGTGAAGGTGTTCACTTCGCGGGTTACGGGATCGATAAAGGTGACTGGATAGCCTTTGCGTTTGTAGCTGACTTTGTAAAAGGTTAGGTTCTCGCTCATGTGATCCTCTTTTTCTCAATATCAACGGTATGGATTCATTTTACCACAAAGTTATAGGTAAATCAACTCCTTCGTAGGCAAAATACCATCAATTTGTATTGATTTTTTTGTTTCCATACGCTATACTTAGAAAAAGACCGATATTAAGTAAGGAGCAACCCGTGAAAAATACGTTGCGCCAATGGCGTGAAAAGAGACAGTTTAGCCAAACAGAATTAGCTGCTATTGTTGGCGTTCAGGCACAGACCATTGGAAATATTGAGAACGCAAAACATACCCCGCATACGCGAACCCGTCGAAAACTTGCCGAAGCGCTCAACGTCCCTCTTGAGCAATTGTTTTTTGAAGAGGACGATGAACAACCTCATCAACTAGCGTCCTGAGTGGTGAAAGCCACTCAATTTTTTTGCCATGAATTCAGTATCGATCACCACTTAACATACAATGATCGATATATTTAGGAGATTGTAAGGTGAGGTGGTTAGCGACCTAGGAGAAATTGGATAGACACGATCAGGTGTGTGAGCGCAAGGGCAACGTAGGCAAGCCCGATGCATCCCATGAAGAATGTGTGCCGTGTCTTTCCCCTTGCATACAAGCACCGCCCGATCGCGTCGCCTGCAAGGATGCCGCCCATCACTTCAAGCATCCACAGGGGGATAATCAAGAAGAAGGGCACCACTATATGCATTACACGCCCTTCAACCTATCGAGAAAGTCATGTGCCTCTTTGAGCGGTATCGCATGAGGCAAGACCGTAATTGGTTCATAGACATACGCGCTCCCACACTCCTCACGGCACAACACGTGTACGACGCGGCCATAGCCGGGAGTGATGACACTCGGAATAATTGCGTAATCGCCACGATTGATGTCTGGTCGTGGCTGCCAGCGTTCTGATACTAACATCTCTTCTCTCCAACCTCTGCAAAAAATACTAGAAATATCTTATACCAGATTGTTGAAAGATATTCAATGCTATAGATTGACATAAAGTGAACCATGAAAAGATTGTCATGAAAAATAATAGCGTAGGTAGAACGTGTGTCCTCCCACGCTAGAGGTTATGCCGCTTGCCGCTCCGGTGCTACTGGCAAACCAAGCGCTCTGCGCATTGCCGCTATCTCATCTCTCACTTCTTGCTCAGTGAGCAATCCGTTGCGAAAGTCTGCTTGCAACTGTTCTTGCCACTGCTCTAACGTCACTTCTTGTTCCATGTGCTATACTCTCCTTGTCTATCTATCTCTTCTTTTGGGCGCAGGCTGGTCCCAACCCTGCGCCCGTCGTGGGGCATCACTACAATTGACATCCTTAAAAACACGTTGTAACGCTGTTCTGAGACCGCGCTCTGTTGACTTCCACAACCGCCGCTCACACACCACAATCAAGCCGTGAGGGTCTTCCTGTGCCCGCTCTTGGCTATCCACGGCTCACCTCACGCAAGTACCAGATGGTCTGTCCAATAGCGATACACTCCACCATCACAACGATCCCGGCTTGAAGTTGTAACCCATCGGCACATAAACGCACAATCACCACGAGGGTTGCGAGCGCTTCGGTCAACACCAGCGCATCCCTGAGCGCTTTCTTATGGCCGCCCGATGCGCTTTTAAACGGGTGATAGAGATTGAAGCGCTCGTATCCGAGTACGTCGTCCTTCTCCTCTGCCTCAAGCAAAAACGCCTTGATCTGATCAAGTACCAACTCGCTATGTCCAGCGTAGCGAGCGACACAACACGCAAGCAGTGGGTAGAGTGCCACCACATAACTGATGTTGCCTGCCTGCAAACTGGCAAGCCCGAACCCACTCACCAGCGCAACCACCAACTGCCAAATCTGTAAACGCGCATTGATCCGATCGCGTTTCTCATCCTGCACGGCCTTATAATTTTCTGTTTGGAGATCGTTTTGCTCCATATGCCCCCTTTCGTATACTGTCTCTAGGGGAGTGCTACCACCGCACCAGTGTCAACCCTATCCATCCCCTATGCATGTAGCGTGCACTCTTCCCTCGCTTTTGCCCACTCGCCTGAATGAGCAAGAGCGAAGGAGCGAACCGAAGCCCGCCCCGCGCTGATGTTATGCCGCCTCTGCGATGATTTCCAACTTTTCGTCTATCCGTGCCACGATGGCCGCGTCATCTGCGTATTTTGACCGCATGTGCTCAAGGGTCTGTTGCTCGTTCACAATCTCTGCGTGATCGGCTTGCGCCATGTGCCGCCTGTAGTCCTCATTGCTCATTTCAAATGGTGCCGTAAACATGTTCGTGTCCTTTCCTTGCGTGCAGCGTTGCTATGCCACTGCACTATACTTCTTGCTTGCTTGCCAATTGGCGGTTGTGACGCCGCTTGCTACGATTTTACGCCACTTCAGAGGCAAGCGCGTATTCTGCAAGTGCGATCACCTCTTGTTCGTTCTGGCATACCTTCACGTTTTGCATGTCTGGTGGTTGGAGATAGACGCGATACGGCGCGCTTGTCGGGTCGTACCACGTCGGAGCCTCAAAGTTGGGCACGGTTGCGTCGGTGTAGCCAAACTCCTCTAAGATTTCCTCAGCGTCCTCAACCGTCATCGGTTCGTCAAGGGCCGCCTGTAACTTGTTGAATTGTTCGCTGGTGAGTGTGATGTTATTCATGCTGCTTTCTCCCACTCTTGTAAAAATGCTTTCCGTGCCTGTTTGATGCGACGAAACGCCATTGTTTTACCCACATCAGGGACGCATTCCCTATAGCCGTATCCTTGTGCCGTTGAAAGCAGGATACGACGTTGTTCAGTCGTCAATGTAGCAAGACACGTTGCTATGAGTACGTGCCGTTCTACATCGTTCTCCACGTCACCAGGGGCTATGCATTCCTCCCCTAGCTCCTCATGATTGCGATACGACTGATAGCGGAGCGCATCAATACACGTATTCTTCGCAATGTGTGCGAGCCACCGTTTCAGATGGGTATCATCCCATGACTCACATTCTTTGCTCCACGCTTTACATATTTTTAAAAACACCGTTTGAGTGAGATCATCGGCATTGCGATACGAGGTACAACATCCATAGACATAGCCATAATAGGCCGTACACACCTCATCAATAGTCACGGTTGTACCTCCCTATCAATCCGTTCTGGTAGACCGTTCACCAGAAGGAAATTCCCTCACTTCGCAGGCAAACCCCGTGTTTTTTGTGCTTCATTGATACCCGTATATGGGCATGAAGGGTGATACGGGGTGTGCGTGCGAAGTGAGGTGTGCTATGCCGCGCTAGAAGTTTGCTCTACATGGGTGAGGTCAGACGCACTAAATGGAAGCGGATGATCAAATGTGGAGAGTTGAACTTTCCACCCCTGCATCCCTGCTGTCCCTACAATTTTCCCCTCCATTCCATTCCACTCTTCATCTGCACACCCGACAACCTTCACCTCATCGTCAATCTTGAACTCCATATGTTGTTACCCCTTCGCTATGGCTGAGAGACTGTTCTCTCACGCCTGTACACCAGCGTACTGATGCACAGAAATGAGGAACACTCCTACGCGATCAGTGGCTCACACGCCGCGAGCCAGACGTGACAGTCACGACACAGATCACCATCAAGAAAACAGGTATTCGGACAATCCGGTGTAGAACAGGGATATTGCCGAATACGGATAAACGCACAAAGTAGAACAATCAAGCCAATGACTATGCGTGCGCGGTTCAATTGTTTCATGCCACATCCTCCGAGAACCGTTCAGGTGTCAACCCACGCCGTAACATTTCCCTAACCAACGGTCTGTCGCTTTGGACAAGTTGCATCGCTAACTCAGTATCACCGCTTGCTTGCGCATTTTCATACGCCTTTGCGCCAACTGCGAGCAATGCCAATAACTGCTCGTCCTTCATCTCCATTAAGTTTTGTTCCATGTGTTACCCCTTTTGCTATGCTGAGGACTATCCCTCACCTCTACCCTTCGCACAGAGCACAGGTGAGGGAGCGAATCGAAACCCGCTCCTCTCAACAAAAAAGAGCACGTGCTCCCAATCAGACAATCTTAGTGAAATGTAGTAGTTGTTTCTATCGAGGGCATGACCGGCGCTTCCTTCATGTCTCTCTCATCGCCACATCTCCCAAAGTTAGGGCTATCTGTGGTGTGTAGGCAAATATGATCTCATCACTCAAGTGACCAGGGGCCGGTACACTCCTCAGCGTACAAGAAAGCGTCTGAAATGAGGATGATGTTTGTATCAGGGTCCCTACACGGGAAAAAGAGGTTCGATCTGTAACCCTGATTGGAGTATTCGATTGTTCAAGTGCAAATAATCTTGTGTTTCACTTGCGAATAGTTGAACGGTCATTTATGACTTGTTGACCGTCATGTAACGATAATACACTCCGATTTTGTGATTGTCAAGGGGCAATTTTGACGCTATTCTCTTGCATACGGTGTTATTTTGTGTTAGAATAGGATTTGTTGACCGTCATAAAGAATGGAGAGAACATTGATGAGTGATGAATTGCTGACATGGAGAGAGGCGATCCAGGTTTTTATACATGCGGGTATGTCCGAATCGACATTTAGGCGTAGGGTAAAGACAGGGGATATTCATCCCCTGTCCACTGGTAACCGGAAAAAAGGTGCACTGTACCCAAAGCGAGAGGTTTTTATAGCGGCAAAACTGGACGTTCCTGAAAAACGTGATGTGCAATTTGTGAAGGTTGCCCCTGAAACAATGCCTGAGATGGTCCCTGTGCTTGAATCTGTTTTTGAGGGTTCTCCTAATGTGGAGCGGTGGCAATCATGGATGGTGGCTAATCCTGATATAGCGTACATGCTCAAGATCGATGATAGAGCGGTTGGTGTTGGTCTTATCGTTCCGCTATCTCAGGAAAAAATAACATCTATTCTTGTGAGGCAGGTAACCCCGCCAACCGACCCATCCGAGATTTTGCCGTATGTCCCTGGAATGCCTGTCAATCTCTACGTACGGTCTGTAGGTATCATTGCTAGTGCAACCCACGCAGAGAAGAGACGATGGGCTGCTATCCTTGTGCGTGGGTTTTTGAAGGTGATAGCAGAGTTGGGTGCAAGAGGTATTATCATCGATAGAATTTATTCACGCAGTGAGACGGTTGATGGTATCCGAATACTCCGCCATATGGGTTTCACTGAAATTGCAGGGGTGACGAATCACCACGATTTTATGATTGACGTGCCTACAAGTGGATTGAAGATAATCAAAGAATATACCGCATGTTTGGATAAGTGGAGAGAGGCACATGGAGGTGAATAATCGTTCTTCCCGTAGCGCATCAATTGAAAGATGTTTATTGTTCGATTGCTAGCAGTCAATGTTAGCAGAAAGAGAGTGAGCCATGATACCGTTTGTAATGAGTTTTCTCGAGTACTTTGATTTAGTGATGGTGGCAATTGTGCTGGTGATGGTGTTACCGATCCTGATGAGTGTGAGGCAGAAGCAAAAACGACCTGCCACGTATAGCGGCCCTGGTGAACTGCGAAGTATACGCCGCGTAAGTTAACGGCAAGAGAGGGAAGCGTGAAAACTTCCCTCTCTTTTCAATTACAGACGAATATACTGATTATTTTCACTGATCACGCGCTTAAATCTCCACGTCGTCACCCCATTTGGATTATCATTCGCGCTGAATGCCTCCCACCCTAATAACCCAAGCAGGGTGATCACGTCATCCCATTGATCCTGTGAGGTGACTTGACGGGTGGGTGATTGCTCTCGACTAAACAACATATATACTAACTCCCCATCGGTAGTATCTCCCAAGAGACAATATTCCCATTGCATTCTAGTATCCTCTCAATCGCACTACGACGACGATAGCCAGTACAACCCATGCACGGCTATCAATTACTATCGGCACGTGCACATGTACCACTTTGACGCGCTCATGCAGGCTAGGGGACAATCCTGGTCCGCGCTTTTGTCGGTGTAAGTCAAGGAAGTACTCACGGGTTTCGGTGAATAATCCCTTGCACTGGAAATACCCTTTACGCTTCAACGGAACAAGAAACCAGAACCATTTCTTCGTACGATACGAGTCAATCGTTCCTGGCTCATAGTCGGTCTTTTCACGTAATTGCTCTAAGGTGAAACTACGTTTGGTCGTCTCCATATCCGCAAAGAAGGTGTATGCCCGTTCGTAGGCTGGTGTACCCATCGGTCTATCCTTGTGTGAAGAACGGCTTACAAGAGGAATAGCCATAACACAAGTATGCAGGGAAGAACGGATATTGACAAGTGGAACGGGTGTTTTACGAGGTAGTTCTGAGGGTGCTTGTGCATCTATCGCTTGACGCATACCGTACTCTAGATAGAGTTACCTCAATAGATTAAATGTGAAAAGAGAATAACATGAAATATGTCTTCATCCTTGTTAGTATTATGCTCGTGCTCGTTGGCTGTGGTGAATCAGCGCAACCCTCAGCACCAATAGCACCCACGCAACCCGTTTCCACACATGCACCCACTACATCGGTTCCTGCGCTGCTTGGCTCCCCACTAGCAACGTTCATCGCCCTGTACGGCGCGGCAAACGATCATAGCAACGCGCATAGTGGCGAGTACCATTTCAAGCGCTATGCTGATGTGAGCGTGGCGACTGATGCGCTCATTGTGAACGTGGATACAACCGATGGAACCACCAACGTGATTGGTGTACAATTCGCACCCGAGAAGGGGAGCGCGACGTGTGAGCAGTTCTTCCCACGTGATGCGCACTTTGAGCGACAAGTGAACGCGCCAACGGGATTGGATAAGATTTATTCGTCGTCGTCTCTCACCTCGATATTTCCCAAGAGTGCGTTTTCTGATGTGGATAACAACGATACGACGCCTGGCCTCTTTGACGAGTTGGTGAGCAGTGGTGAGTGTGTGGTGCATCTAGGGACGATGCAAACAGCGTAGGAGCGCAGGCAGTGAAGGGGCGGGTAACACCGCTCTTTTTTGTTGCTTGCTTGTAGGTGAGTATTTCAGGGTGCTAGGAAACTGGTGTTAAAACGCTTGACAATTAAATATAATTATATTATAATAAACACAGATGAGAGAGCACTAGTGAAAAGGGAACGAGCATGAATACCACCGTTACGCAGTCCTACGAAATTGCCGATGTGAATATGTCTGAGGTTATCGCCCTTGTTGAGAAGATGAACAGGCGCTGTGGGAAGTTACACCTTCCTGCGATCACACTGGAAGAGAAGGGCATGTTCACGAAAAACATGGTGGTAGGAAAAGATAGCTTTCTACAGCCTATCAAGCGTGATGTGATTTTTCACAACGTTACCATCACTGGTATCTCCCCTGTCTTGAATGGTTGGCAGTTTGTCGCCACCATAGACCATGTGACGACTGAGGGCAATGTGATCAATGTATGCCCTACCTCTTTCGACATTTCCCATGACATTGGTATGGAGCAATTTAGAGAGGGGAGCGCGACGTGTGACCACTGCCACATACTCCGTCAACGCAATAGCACCTACGTCCTTTACCGTGAGGAAACGAAAGAGGTTAAGCGTGTCGGGCATAGTTGCCTACGTGACTTTGTAGGGCATAAGGATATCCATGCAATTGCCGCCTACGCTCAAGAATTGCACGCGCTTGACGAGCAAATCCACGCGATGGATGACGACGATTTTGACGACTCCCGTACGGGTAAGAATATCGTCCTTGCCCACTATCTCACGTGGGTTGCCTGCTCAATCAGAGTACATGGATGGATCTCGAAGAGTAAGGCGTATGAGGAGAATGGCTGCTCAACTGCCTCAGATGCCCTTATTCTTGAAGGTATGTTGAAAGCCGGAACCTCTACTCTTTCTCCCTCTGAGGACGATGAGAAACTTGCTGAAAAAGCACTAGCGTGGATACGCTCCGATGAGACAAAGGCGTCGATTGATGACAGTAACGAATACATGTGGAACCTGCTCGTCATCTGTAAAGATGTTATTGTGAGCGCAAAGCATACCGGTATTGCCGCTAGCCTCATTGCCGCCTACCAGAAGCACATTCAACGCGAAATCGAGAAAAGTGCCACAAAACCGAGTGAGTGGCTAGTGAGCACCGATGGAGCAAAAGTAACAACGATGGTTACCTGCTCAAGAGTCACTCCTATTGAAAGCCAGTGGGGAACGACGTATGCAATTAATTTCATGACAAAGGAAGGGGATAAAGTGACATGGTTCGCAAGTAACCCATTTAATAAGGACAACACACCTATGTGCGTAGAAGAGGGCGTGTATGAATTGACGGGAACAGTCAAGAGTCTAGACAATAGCCCTAAATACGGGAAAACAACAACTCTTACACGCTGTAAGGTAAAACCCGTAAGAGAGCAGGTGGCAGCATAATGGGAACTGCTGAAAAGAAAAAGCGTGGTCGCCCCTCACTTGACCGGGTGCCACGCACGTACAGCCTTGACCGCTCTATTGCCCTCTTCATCGATGCAATGGAGGAAGGGAAGCGTAGCCAGTTCGTGAATGAATGCCTTAAGGTTCAAATCAAAGAAGGGAAAGAGCAACATGTGTAACAATTGTAAAGCCTCTGAACTTGGTATAGCACGTCAGGCAGAACTTGACGCCGCTCTTGCTGAGTGTCAAGCGTTGAATGTAAACCCTCGTATCGCTGGGTTTCTAGTCAAGCATGCCTATCAGGGACGTGTACCGCGTGGTGAGCGGTTGAATGCCACTCCTGAGCAGATTGAAGCACTCAAGCGGTACAACGCTGCTCAAAGTGCCATGAAGGAACTGCACAATGATTATGTGTTTGATCGTGGACGCAAGCATGTTGCAGAGATGAAAGCGCGAGGTGTGCAACCTGTGTACTTCGCACATGGAGACAAACGTTAATGGATCAACAAGAACGTATCAAAGCAATGGCTGCCATCATGGTTCAAGCACGACAAGCCAATGAGGACGTAGGCGAGTTGATTGCAGCATCGTTGCATGCACAAACTGCTGAAGAAATGGTGAGCGGACGCCCTGGTTCCTGGGAAGCTGCTATCGTCCTTCGTATGGCGCAATCAGGGGGATACGGCAACCGCAAGCGCATCGAAGCCCTCTCCATCCTGTTTGCAGACATGGGTAAGGCAGGGGTTGATGGTGGCGACGAACTCTCTCAGGCGATGGGTAAAGCAGTCGATGAGTTGGGAGGATTGGACGCATTCGCTGGGTCAAGTCAATGGTACCACGACCTGATTAATATCGGGTGCCAGTACTCTCGTCATGCGTTCGATTCGGCGTCAGTGTATCGCAAAGGGGAATAGATGAAACGCTACTTTGATGAGGAGACTGATGTAGAGCGTGAACCGCGCACGTTGCCAGACATGTACATCGAACAGGATGCACTCTGTGGTGTGTGTGGTGTGCAGAATAGCCCTGAGCGGCCCATGAGTTACGTGTGTAGTGTGTGTCACAAGCCTACACACGATGAATGTGGGGATGATACAGAACCTAGCGGTGGTTGGGATCGTGACTATGACGTGAATTATTGGGTATGTAGTTCTTGTCTCAAGAAAGATGATCCTCACTCCCTCTCATCAGGAGAGACCGATCATGAAACGATTGAGCAGCACTTAGAAGATGCATACGAGCGTGAAACCGGGATTGAACCAGAGGAACTGTAAGGTAGCCAGGGGCGGGTAACACCGCTCCATTCTTTTGCTCATCATCTTGTGTAACTATTGCCCCTTTGCTATACTGACATCATGACAACATTGCCCCTACTCCAACTCGTGCTCGATAGCGTTGGTGTGCTCACACTCGCCTACTGGCTGTGGCGACTGTGTAACCCCATGCATTGCACATGTGGGCGTCGCTATTGGCGGCGTCGTGCCATGTATCGCCATCAAGCACAGTCTCATAAGTACACTGATTAGTAGCGGTTATTCCGTTATAAAGCGAACAACGGCCTGCGTTAGTTCCTGTTGTGTCTGTTCATTTTTCTCAAGTGCGAACCGTACCGCCGCCGTGGTAATGCCAAGGGACGCATCTGCCAGGATGTGAATGGGACGACGATCAACATTTCCAGATACCGCCAACATCACCTCTTTCCCGCCGCTATGCCGTGCGCTGATCGTCACCTCTGATGCTTCAAAGAGCGCCGCCACAACCGGATGCACCGCGATCAGGGTAGGATACAGCCCAAACGCGCTAAAGAACGCAGTTGCACAGCGTGTCGCTATATCCACAGGATCACTGTGCTCACGTGTAGACAAGCGCAATTCCAAAATATCATAGGGATACAACCCGTATCGTATAAGATTGTTAAGTTGCAATTGCATAGGGGAAAGTGTTGCCGTTATTTTTGCTTGTTGTGCAAGGATTGTCGCCTCTTCTGGGGTAAACTCACTTTTCATACGAATACTCTCTTCTTGTTTTTGTATCAATCCACATTGACAGTATACCGCTTTGCTTAACACTTCTCAAGTGATGTATATCTATCTTGTGTAGTGTGGGTATTGCATGCGATGATATACTATATTTTATTTGTCGTTAGTTTGAATGGGGGGGGCAATGGAAGCACAAGAAACGTATAGCGTCATTGAAGCAGCACGCTATTTAGGTCTAAGTGATGGAAATACGAAAGTGATCTATGACGCGATTAGAGAAAAGCAGTTAGATGCTTGGAAAAGTGGGAAGTTGGGAAATGCTTGGATCATTTCAAAGGCCGGTTTGGACAGGTATAAGACCTCTTTAGAAAAAAAGCGTGTAAATGGAGCACCCCTCTCTTCTCAGCAAGTGACTGAAGTGCATCCTCCCCCAATGGTGGAGCCGGTCAAGCAACTAGAGCCACCGAAAGAAGTCAAGAAACACGACGACGGCCCGTTACTCCAACACGTCCTCACCTCTGTCTTTTCTTTCCTGTCTCAGCATTCTTTTCCCGTTGGACTGCGTTCGCTGGAAGAAGTTGATGCCCATTTACGTCTGTGGGTGGTCAAGACGCCTGAGACTAATCTCAGCGTAGTTGCATCAGGTGATGAGGTCACGGTGCTCTCACAGGAGTACCAGGCCCGTCTAGAAGCACGTGTGGAGAAGCTAGAGCAAGAACTGAGAAGCAAAGAAAAGATCCTTGCTACCCTGCGAGGGAAGCCCAAGGAAGTCGTGTTGCACGAATATAGTCAACCGCTTATCGTGGTGATTGAGCCACGTACTGAGGGCTATGTGGCGCGCTGTGAGGTGTTTCCCTTTGCCGGGAGTGGAGAGAGTGAAGAAGATGCCTTAGCAGCGTTCAGGCGTGTGCTATGGGGATATACGAAGTGGTTGCGCTTACACCTCGAAAAGTTATCGCCTGAACTGAAAACACAGTTTGAGTTGTTGAAAGAGTTATTAGTGGAGGAATAATGTCTGAAGAACGACTAGCCACCAGCGAGAAGTTAGCACGCGATCTTGAGTCGGTCAAAGCGCCGCGCATCATGATTGAGCGTGCACGCAATAAATATTATGATGACTATTTGTCACCCCTGGCTGATCCTATTGTCCAATTGGTGAACGATGCACACAATCACGGGCTGAACATGATTGCGCAGGATGCAATGGATGGGAAATATGATGGGAGCAAGGAAGAGTCAGACGCATGGGCCGCGAGTGCTGACGGCCAAGCGACGTTTGCAGAGCTTGGCGACACGCTCAACAGTTTGCTGAGGAAACGGGAAAAGTAATGATGTGGGGCTATTTGCGTGAAAAGGCACTAGAGACGCCACAAGAGAAAACGATCTGGACACCACAACCACAACTTTTTCTTTCTCGTGACGAGGGTTTTAATCCTGAGCAGCATTTTACCCCTGCGCAAAACGAGGAGACCCGTGCATGGATGACGAAACCCATGCTACAAACGGGATTATGGACATCGACGTATACGCCCAATGAGGAGTATACAAGCCAGTGGGTGGAATGGTGTGTAGATAATAACTTTTGTGATCCCTGTGCATACACGTGGTGGGTGCTTACCCCACGAGAGGATGCGCGTGTGTTCGTGATTGAGTCCCAGCGCGATCTCTTTTTTCTCATGAAAGAGTACCCCTATCAAGCGAAACATACACCCCCTTATGTGGCGATGATCGACTTTGAAGCGGTGGGGCGCGACTATGACGGCCTTGCTCTCACGCACAAGGGAAACATGCGCTTGCATCTGAGTGTGCCCTTCCACTTGAACGGGTGGGATGTAGAGAGTACACTATGGGTGAACTGGTGTTTTTCCACAGTGGAGAAGAGAACACCTGTACTAGTCGTGAAAGAAGAGAGAGAATGACAACAGACGAGCAGCAATTTCTAGAGCAGAAGATTGAGGCACTTCAACACACGGAGCGCCACCAGTATGTTCTGGATAATCCGTTTATGGCGCTTGAGGAGGCAACCACGCTCAGCAAGCAGATCAAGCGCGAGTATCCCGGATTGGTCGCGAGCGTGCAGCCATGTGAACCGCCGTATGCAGGATCGTACTTTGTGGATGTAACCCAGCGTTTCCATATGGTGATCCGGTCACCTGAGCAGTGGCAAGAGCGCAAAAAGGATATTCGCAAAGTGCAATGAGGGCAAAAAGAGGCTCCTCTGCAATGAAGGAGAGGAGCGAGAGATGTTACTCGTCTATCGAATGATGGCGATACGCCCGTACTCACAGCCAATCGTGAGATGGTCGACCTCTTTTTCTGCACAATCCCGTACAAGCGGCATGATGTCATCTGCCAACCGCCCGCGCTCAATATACCCGCCTCCGCAGGACTCAAGAATTTCAGGCATCACTTGATGATCCCATGTGCAATACGCCTGCGCTACTTTTGTCACAAAATCAACGGTAGTCGTGCGCTCAACAAAGACGTAGTGTGTGCGGAACCGGACCGTTTCACCGTTAAGGATTGATGTGTGATCTTCGCGCATGTCAGTCATGCCGTCGAATGTTGACCCAGCAAACCCCTTGACCGCCTCGTCTATGTCCTTGCTTCGCGGCCCGTTGGTGTAATGAACCCGAATGGAATTACCATCGCACTTTACTGAAAACTTGATGGATGGGTACGTTTCTTTCAATGTCCTGCGAATAAGTTTCGCAGTATCGGTGTTGCTGATGTATCTGATTTCGCTGGTTGCCATTGTCGTTTTCCTCCCTCTTGTCTCAACTCTTCTTCATGTATTCATTATACATCGCTAGCGTAGTAAAGTCAAGGGGTTTTAGTATCAGTTTTTGCCCTTCTTCCTCTTTTGTCTGCAATGACCACCGCTTCCACTTCACTGCGTTTATAGAGGTTTGTCCTGCCATCAAGAGGAATAGAGGTCAATCGCTTATAGCGAGGACTTGCTAGTACACGCACATAGTCAGGGGATATTTCCCGTTTTGCGTTCCTGCTCAGGATCACGGCAGCTTCACGCGCTGTGAGTAAATCATCTGGTGTTTCGTTTTGTCTTTGCATGGTATCTCTCCTTTTCTTCTAAATATAATACGCTAGTGAATATTTGTCAAGGGTGAATATTGCTAAGAAAAGGGTTGACATTTACTACGCTAGAGTGTATACTTATACCAAGAGATGCGAAACAAACAACCTTCAAAAATCATTCATCCGCATCTCTCAGGAGAACGATTATGACACAGACGATGAACAAATATCAAGAGCAAAAAGAAACCCGCATTCAGTCTGCCATCGACACGCTGGTGATCGAGAGCGACGATATGGGAACGTATGCAACGGTTCCCTCTACTTCCGGATCGTCCACTGTATACATTGTGAGCATCGATGAGAGTGGACCCATCCCGGTTGCAACGGATTGCAATTGTGTTGGGCATGCTGACTACGGTCACACGTGCGTGCACATGCAAGCGGTTGACCGCCTGTTCGCTCGTGTGTGTGTGTCCCGTCCACTGGTGAGCATTGGTGAAGTCATGACCGCCGCCAACGAGCAAGTACGCGCCAATATTGAAGCCGAAGAGATGGCTAGTGACCGCTCTTATAACGAGGCAGTTGGATATGCTGAGGTGATCAACCCACGTACCGGCATGACGGATGCCAAATATCAGGAGTATCAAAACTACCTTATGCAAATTGGTGCAAGATAGATTGAATAGACAAGATCAGGAGCGGATAACCTCCCTCCTGAGAGGAGATTGAGATGAGTACTGAGCATAGCGATGAGATGATCGCATTCTTAACATTGCACGGATTAAGCGTTCAGAGTTGGGTGTATGGTTCGTATGGGCGTCCCTTACATGGCTCGTGGTTCCGTCTGGAAGGATGCACTATTCTGCAAACGACGCATCAAAGGCCCTATAGTTACGCGGTTGTGCCTGCTCGTATGGTACGCGCCGATGTTGATGGGAATGAGTTGGAACTGGTATCGCGTCCGGTGAGGGTATGACCATTTGCACTTGTTGTGAGGAGCCAATCCTGATCAAAGATGCTCAGGTCGTGGCGATGAGGGAGAGTGTGAGTACTGGTGTAAGGTTTGTATTGAGTACTGGAATAGTATCGAGGAGTAACAAGCATGAATAACGTCAAAACAATTTCTTATAAAGGCAAACCCTATGTGGAGGTTGCGGAGCGCGTCAACCAAGTACACGCCCGTGAAGTACCCTTTGAAGTACTATCATCTATGCCCATCGTGCTTGGTGAGCGGGTTATCTGGCAAGTACAGGTAAAAGTAGATGGGAAAGTCTACACAGGATCAGCAGAAGCGAAGCTCGTGGGTGCCGCTCCGAAAAGTGCCGATGCCACCAACCCGTTCGAGTGTGCTGAGACCAGCGCGTTAGGACGTGCATTAGCCTTCGCTGGATTTGGGAGTGTCGATAGCATTGCGAGTTTCGATGAGGTAGCGCGTGGTGCAACTCCTGAGGAATTACGTGAGCGAGTCCCGCAGAAACCCGCTCCATCTAACGGTGATATTGCACTGAAACAACGACGCGACGTGCTCTATCGCAAGGCGGCGGCACTAGGACAATTCGAGAAAGGTGCAACGCCTGAGGAGAACAACAAGGCATTTCTCAAGTGGGCTGGTGGCGTGATCGATGCAACCCTAGCCAGTGCAAGCCAGTTAACCCCGTCACGTTTGGACGCAATCGAAGCGTACTTGAACAGCCAAGACGCGGCATAGTATTGTGGGTGACTGGCTACCCTGAAGCCAGTAGAGAGGATTTGTGATGGATGAGAGCGAACGCATTTACAACTTGCTCAGGGAAGGTAAAACTGTGCAAGCGATGTCACCAGACGGCACACCCATAGAGATTATCCCTAAGAACCACAATAACCGTTCTGCGTTACCCACTCACTCGATCGCCATTCAAGGTACGGTCGTGGATAAGGACAGGTCAACAAATGAGCGCTTATACCCTGCGGGTTTCAATGGGTTAACGGTGATTGCGTCATGACCGCGCCCGACCGTGACACTTTGCTCGCACACGCCACACGTGAGTACCATCGCTATCACCCCGCATGGTTGGCGGTGGACTCACACGAGTATGTGGTAGAGGGTGTTGCGGTTGACATGGGTGTAAACGGGTGCCCTGGTACGTTCACGGAGCGCAAGGATGTTGCTCGTGAAGTGATTGAGAGAGAGAAAGAGGAGAAGCGATGATCCAACAAGCGCGTATCTACGATCTCAAGAAATTGTCACATGAGCAGCAACGCGCCGAGTATGGTGTGCGTGTGCTCACCACGAGGAAGTGGCTACAAGGGATCAGCAAAAATGATATAGATATATGGCTCCCAGAGGCAGGCCCGTCCCTTGTGCTCCTGAGTGCGTGGCGTGCACAAGAAATCACGTGGGAGACATTTGTAGATCACTATAAGGATGAGCAGCAAACGTTACGGGAGTGTCGTCCATCACACTATGTACATCTGGTGAGCGGTGCATTTGCAAAGCGCTTCACCATTCACGTAAGTCCTATACAGTATCTAGCCAGTCTCTCGATGACAGCACTGGTAACCGTGTTATGTTGGGAGCAGGGTGAACAGTGCCATCGGCATACGCTGGTTGATCTGGTGAGAGGTGAGATATGAAAGCAGAGTACAATTTTGCCCAAGCGGTAGCAACGGCTAATTTTGCATCTAGCCAGTATCATGCCCACTACTACGGATGTGAAGACTGTCAGCATGCGCAAGTCTACGAAGACAAGTACTTGCGTTGCTATGATGGCATGCGCCTCTATGACAACCGGAGCAAGTGGCGGCGTCGCTGTAAATATGCCGCCCGTCGTGAGGGAAGGACAATCACGATATGAAACTGAAAATCTACTCAATCCGGTTTGACAGGACGCAACCCACTTTTAACGGGGTCTCGTCGTGGTGTGAACAGATATACCAAGCGCTTGAGCACGCAACAACGGTACTAGCAACCATGCCGTGGGGCAACCTCAGTGAATTCGGAGGTCGCAAGAAAGTGATTGAAAACTTGTATACGACGTTACGCCTGAATGCATACGCCCGTTAAATTTGATCAATGCAAGAGGTTGTCACCCGGCAGCCTCTTTTTTTTGTGCCCATTTCCCTGTATCAGAAACACCTTCGCTAACCAACGACCGATGAACGTCTTTTTTAGTTCCGTACGTAGCACTGCCTCAATCGTGTCAAGTTCTCGCTTGATGCGTGCGATCTCCTCGTTAAATGTTGGCATGGCTTCCCTTCTCCTGACTGTCATAGAGAGAGTATAGCATGCTGAACGTGCCACGTTCAGGCAGTATCAGAAACGTCCGAATACTGACACATCTTCCCTCCCATCACAAACACGTGCTCAACCCCCTTGACAGCGTGTCAAAACTTATGCTATAATCATAATATCAAAACAAACGATGATTAATGAGTAAGTGAGACAAGAGGAGATTGAGATGAAAGACAACGTAACAGTTACTGGATCGTGGACGCCGTTATCTACATACCGCGCCATTGTGAAGCGCAGTTTGCATGATGGGGATTGTACCTTGTGCCCCGCATGCAGCGAACCCGTATGGGTATTAGAGCCAGATCGACACGTTTGCTACGGGGTTTCCGCTCGTTACGCACAAGTTCTTGATTTGAAGGATTTGACATGAGAGTGACGGGAAAAGAAATCTATAGCAGGGTGCATCACAATTATGATGTGGATGATTCCGACACGGTGGAAGAGGAGCGGTTACGAGGTATGTTAAAACCTGTAACATCGCTACGTCGTATCACGCCGCGTTGCTGTGCCACTTGTGCATACCTGAAACCCGGTGATGGCTCAGCAGAATGCTTGCGCCCACAGGGACCGGGATTTGATACGGGTGATGGGGAGCACTACTTTCGTGTGTGCAATGGTTATAAACAGGGGTGATTTATGGCTAGAATAGGGTATGCGCGTGTCTCCACCCACGAGCAAAACAAAGAGCTACAAACCGATGCGCTCACGAAAGCCGGGTGTGAGCGTATCTTCAGTGATGAGGGTGTGAGTGGTGCAAAAGCGGAGCGCAAAGGACTGAGTGAAGCGCTTGCGTTCTTACGCCCCGGTGACGTGTTTGTCGTGTGGAAACTAGATAGGGCTGGTCGCTCACTCATTCACCTGATCGATCTGCTGAAAGGGTTGAAAGAGCGCGGTGTGGAATTCGTCAGTCTCACTGAGGCCATTGACACGACCACCGCAGGCGGGAAACTGATCTTCCACCTGATGGGCGCACTCGCTGAATTTGAGCGCGATCTTATCCGAGAGCGTACACATGCCGGTCTTGCGTCAGCGCGTGCACGGGGTCGTCACGGCGGGAGGCCGCGCAAGATGAGGAATGGCAAAGTGGCACTAGCAAAGAGTCTCTACGCTGACAAGAGCCACGAGGTGGATGAGATATGTGCAACATTGGGTGTGTCACGTTCAACGTTTTACCGATACGTGAAACCAAGCGAGTAGATTTACATATAATTCGCGTTACAAATATAGCAAAATGCCCAACGCGGGTATAGTGGGAAGGAAAATAATCATGTCAACCTGTGAACATTGTTCAAAGACTGCGGTGACCATGCAAACAGTTGGGGTAGGGAAGAGCGCTAGGAGGTTTCCTGTATGCTGTGAACACTCCACGCGAGGGAAGAAAAAGAAGAGTGTTGATCGTGTTCAGTTGAATCGGTTATTAGGCTTACAGGAGAGAAAGTGACCTGGCACGACGTTCTCGCAACCGTTGACACCGCGATCGAAGACCTGAAGCTGCTGATGAACACCGACCCACGACACGGCGTATTCTACCAGCAACGGTTAGCAGTGATGTTGAGACGAAAGATGGATATTGTATGGCATATAGCAGATGAGGAGCAAGCGATTGACACCAACACAAGCCAAGCAGGAAGCACTCAAACGGGCAAGGGGAGTGCTTGAGGCATATCGCGATGGAGGCGGCCTCGACGAGCACTATTCTGATTCTCCATTAAGCGAAGTCAAAGAGATAGCCGCTCAATTTCAAAAGATCATTGACGGGATCGACAATCGGATTAAGCCAGAAGAACTATTCTCGCTACGGGAGGTGAGCATGTGAACACCGTAATCATAACTGAAATCACGAACCGACCTGAGACGCCGCCTGGCAGGGATATCGTGCAAGATTTCTACGAATTTGAACAGGTAGACCCCGCGTCAAGCGACACGTGGGAGCCAATACCCGATGATCAGTTATCAGAGTTAGAAGTACCGGGTCAGGATACCATTCCCTACGCCGCGTGGAAAGTGACTACCACGTGTGGCAGATGGATGGTGTATAACTGGTATGAAGCCTATGCAACGGGCACGAATGACGATCTATGGTTGTATGACCGCATAGCGGATAAGGAGAAATAGTATGCCATCAGAAAGCAAAAAAGCATCCATTGAACACGCTTACACGTATCACGCCCCAAAACCAGGACAACAGGAAAAATATGTTGCTCTCCGAGAGAAGGGGAAAGAACTCGCCTATCTTGTCGAGGAGTTCAGAGAACTGATTGTTCATCTGACCCCTGTCTCTTTTGAGCAATCAACCGCCCTGAACATGCTTGCCACGACTGAAGTGCAAGTCAGAACAATGGTGATGTGGGCGAATGCCTCTATTGCTACAGAGAAGTAGAGGAGCAAGCGATTGAAGCGTAGTGTAGCGATGCAAGCAGCGACACAGCCAATGAAAAAGTATCACGTCTCAGGCACCTTCAGTTACTTTCCTGATGGTGCAACAGATGAGAAATTGAAGGCGATTGATACCACTGTTGTTGCACTCAACGTAAATCAGGCAGGGGAGAAAGCGTTAGAAGAATACGATGTGATTGAGGGTGAAGAACCCACGTGGCTGTTTGGCTATCCTACCGTTGACTTTCTTGAGGATGTCTATACAGGTGAGTCGATACGCGATTATTGGATGAAAGCAAGATAGAGAGGAGCAGAGAAATGGACAAAGAACAACGACAGCGCATGGCTAACCGTACGATCATTCAAGAAGGGGAGCCAGAAGACATCGAATACACGGTGCAAGTGTCTGGTGATTGCGTCGAACTGCACCAGACCTATCCGCAACCGTGGGAGAATGAAAGCGGATCGGGACCGGATATCTCGCATGAAGTCTGGACGATGAGCCTGGACACGTTCAAGCGATTTATGACGGCTGCTCGGTGGTGCATTGAGAAGTCGGAAGCGTTTGAAGCCTCACATCCTCAAGAGGACAAGGTACTCGCTGAACTGGCACGGCAATTGCGCAATGAGAGGGATACAGGCGAGCAATGAGGAGCATAACATGAGCGACTACACACCAGACCAGATTATAGCGCGTGTCTCTGATTGTGCCAACAACGAGCAACCGCTTCCACTGGACATACGCTTACGATTGATGGTGGAGTTGAGTCAGGCCATGAGGAAACAAACCCACGCACTCGTCTGTAGCCAGTGTGGGAAGCGCGTCTCCCTTACCCCTGCTGATGCCTATTGTTGGCGCGTGGGTGCAGAGGAGTTAGACGTAGTGGTAACATGCAGGGTGTGCAAGACCGGGATAATAAACCTTGTTTCCACCGAAAATAGCGATGGCCGGGAGATAACGCACTGAGACGCCCGTATCGCGTTCTCTTATAATGACGTGCAATCACCCACCAAATCAAATACGCACCCTCCTACGCCGTTGTAGTGAGGGTGTTTCCTTCTCTCAAATATGGAGACGGGAAGAGATACCGTACTCTCTCTCATGATCTCCCGTCAAGATCCATGAAAGCACTCATTGCATCTCTCTGAGTGAAACACTCCCTATAAGTATACTCTCATAGTGTCGATGGTGGCAGGACGATCGGTTGTGGCGTTGGCGGCGTTGCTGCTTTGGCATCTTTCATCAGTTGTGTCAATGCGCCCACGCTGGTATGCAAGTACGCCGTTGGATCGCTGCTCTCTGGCAGTGCCGCCACCTCCGTAGCACCTGTTTGCTTCAACCCTCTCACTAACGCCTCAATCGTAGCATCCACATACGACGGATCGATCGTGATGCCCCACGTTTTGAGTGCGCTCTCGACAATAGCGGTCGCTTGTCGTTTCTTCTGATCGCTGGTGAAACCCATTTGTTCAGCAGCTTGTATTGCCGTATGTGCTGCCTGTATGAGCAATGCCTGTTTGTTCGCAGGCAGATGCGAGAGCGCGGCTTGATAAAAGTACACGACCAAGCCAACAAGTGGAGGGACACCGGTTGCGATGAGTGCGATGATGATAGGTGTGGACATGAGTACCCCTTTCTTTTCAGTATAGCCACTGCCTCTATTTTCCAGTGAAGTGCATGATGAGCGCTACCAGCGTGCCTGTCAGACCAGCCGCGCCCACGATATACCCCCACAGTGTATTTGCCCCTGCGTGCTTACCCCCACCTTCGGCACGTGACTCACGTAACCCCGCGATCTCTTTGCTGAGATTTTCGGCCCCCTTTTCCATTGTCGAGCGCAGTGCCTCAAGTTTGCTGTCATAGTTGGTTTGTATCACCGATAACTTCTCGTCAATGGACTTGAACATCGCCATTGCTTCTAAACGTGACATATATGTCTTTTGAAGGTCGGCAAGCGTTGCGCGGAACTCATTAACGCTTTCAAAACGTTTGTCAGAGGCTAGTTCAGCCTTGAGCACAGCACGTTCAGCCGATTTGAGCGCGGCTTCCATCGCTGTCTGTTGCGCTGTGAGTGCCGTGTGCATGGCTGTCTGCTGTGCCTCAAAACGCTCGCTATACTTGACATCATTGCTAATCATGAGTGCGAGCAGGTACGCCCTGAGCGTCTCAATAGTCCACCCGCCCTTGTCTTCCACTGCCGTGATCGGTGATTTCTTTTGCAGCATGACACGCCTCCTGTGCTCAGTATAGCGACCGGTCAACAAGTATTCGGTACAGGCGAAAACTGGTGTGGAAAAGGCTTGACATAATAACGAGATTGTGTTAATATAAGAATGTACCAAGTGAGGTGCACACAAAAACAATCATTCATCACAAAGGAGCCACAAAATGGCAAACAAAAATACATACTCACACATCCTACACTTTACTAACAACACTCACATGGAGCATGCCGAAGCAGGCATCTCCACTTTCACCAACACTCTCATCTCATCTGAGGTCGCCGAGTTTGACGGCGATGAGGAATACGAGGTATTCTTCACAACCTCCAAACCCTTACCACAAACCACTATCAACAAATATCTCAAATACATCAACACTCCAACCAATTACCAATTCAACTATTAACCATTATCGGGTGGGTACTCACTCCCACCCACGAAGGAGAACGAGATGACCACTGCCACACAAACCACTTTTAGGGCGATCTACACCTGTCGTAACCGCAATTGCAAGCACGTGTGGGCGCTGGATTATCACCATGAGGGTACCGACCGCCTCGGATGCAAGACCGGCACACGTGAGTTAAATACTGGTGAGCAAGAGGCACGTGAAGATGCTTACACACAGGGGCGTCGTGCCTGTAATGTAGACGTGATGGGAGCATTGAGGTGTCCTGAATGTGGGTGCAATTTGCCAAAGGGTGGACAGGTGCAAGGGCGCTATAGTGAGTCTCATGCGTGTGGAGCAAAGTGCAGAGGAGCAAAAGGACCGAATTGTGAATGCCAGTGTGGTGGTGAAAATCACGGCATGAATTTTCTTTAAGGAAGGGTGCAATGGAAAAAGTGATCAGTGAAGTGGCTCAGGAATACGACCTGAGCCGCTTCACCCTCCAACAAGTGGCATCGAAGGGAACCATACCCGCTCGTCAATCGGGTGATATCTGGCTCATCGACGACGATACCGAAGAGTTCAAATCGTGGCTTGCCAAGCATCGCAGCCTACCGGGAGGAAAAAGAGGGAGGAAAACGAGATGACCACTACCACACAGACCAAAGTTTGCACACGATGCCAAGGCACTGGTAAGCACAGTTTCAATGTCAAGGACGGTACCGTGTGCTACGGTTGCTCTGGCTCCGGAAAGATTGTAAATAGCCAGAGAGGGAGACGTGAATCTTCCCTCTCTCTTTTTGCCTCAAAACGCGCCTATCCCCTTAGGCGTCCCCAATCCAGTCGGGCCATCATACCCTTTCCCCGCATTGCACAAGTACGCTGGTACACATTCCCCATTGCTTCCACTCACGATATCATTGAAATCTCGATAGTGCGTATACAACCGTTCACCCGTCGTCTCACGTGCATTGCCTGCAAGCGCATAGACCCCTGCTATAATGGGAGACGATGCACTAGTACCCCCTAGCATCAACCATCCCGTAGCATCCCCATACGTGCTATACACCGCCACGCCCGTACTAGGATCACCCACTGCTGAGACATCCACGACCGACCTCCGTTGACACCCTTGGTCATTTTGCCAGATCGGTTTACTCACATCCTTGCTGCACCCGCTCCCACTGCCATACCACGCTGTCTCTTGCCACCCTCGTGCATTGTGGGCGACTGAAAGCGTGGTGCCACCGACTGCCGTTACACTGCCATAGGACGCCGGTACTTGCACGCCATAGCCACCATCGCCACTAGACGCCGTGATAACCACACCAGGATGATCGTAGTGCACTGCATAGCGTCGTGCCGTAGCATCCTCAGTCACCCCGTAACTATTGGAGACCACCGTTGCACCTAACTTGACCGCCGTATCGACACCTTTCCCGAGATCAAGGAGTGACGCGCTGGACGCCTCCACGAGCAAAATGTGACAGAGAGGACACACTGCGCTCACCATATCAAGATCAAGCGCAATCTCACCAGACCAGCCGCTATCCGTGCGTGGGCGACCAGTTCCACCCCATTCGTTCACTTTGCGAAAACACCCGTTCCGTGTCGTGCAAGCAGGTAAATGGAAGGTTGCGCGGTACACGGCGAGATCGTGTTCAGCTTGCGGATCATCGAACGCATCGACAATAGCGACCGTTTGGCCTTTGCCGCGTGTCATTGACGGCAATGAATATGCTGATTGCAGGTTGGCAGGGGTTAACCCGCCGCCTGTGTGCGCGTCCTTGGTCACTCCCACTGCGGTGAGCATCTTCCACAATGCAGGATCAGGCACACGCACATGTTTGGTTGTGGTGCTGAGGATCACCAGCGTGCAGCCACCCTGCAAAATACGTGCCTTGAGGAGCGGTGTGTGTGTACCTTGTGAAAAGTTCAAGATCCACTCTGTTCTCACATACGTCGGGCACACGCCAACAGATGGCTCAGGAAGCGCTAACAGGTGGGTATAGAGCGATGCGATAGCAGTAGGTGACGTGACGACGGATGGGCCTGCACCGGTACGTGTAGGAATGCGGGTAATGATGAGACGGTTGGGGATAGGGCTGGTAGTAGCCTCCACAGGCGACGAGCGCAAAGATGAGCAGAATAGCAATAAGAGCAGTGCGATATGTGAGCATTTCATAATGTCCTCCTGTGCTCAGTATAACGAGATGACCAATATTCTTGAGTGCGTGAAACTGGTAGCAAAAGGCTTGACTTGTCGTACATTTTGTCGTACTATAGAAGTGTGCCAAGTGAGGTACGAAACGAAAGCAGCAAGAGGAGAATAATTATGGCAGTAGATCAATTAATCTGGAATAATGATCGTCAACAGTATTATGCATCGTTAGATGAGAAGAGAACGCTCTATGTTGATGGAGATGCATTTCTAGAGGCCGTGCAAGACGCAAAGATGAGCGCACTTGCTGAGAAGTATCCTGAGATGAGCGAGGAAGAACTCGCCGTTTACGCAGATGAACATAGCGAGGATGAGGATGTTCAATCCTGCTACGCTCAGGCAAAAGAAGAGTTACTTGTCGTTGACATTTGGGAGAATGACGCGGTTCCTGTCGATGCCCAGGGGGAGCGTACCGATGGTGAGATAGGGCATTATGACGCATGGATAAAGGAGGAGTAATGAGCAATACAGTTGACACGCAACCCCGTACGCAGTTTCGTAGTGGCGACTATCTTGATGCCAAACTTGAGGAGCGAGCGGTTCCGCTTGAGGATGAGCGACGCAAAAAGATCAGCAAGGACACTATTGCCAAGCGTGACCTCACACGCTGGTACGATGCACTAGAAGAGAACCGCATCACCTTCACGCTAGAGGAAGCCATTCTCCTCTGTGATTGCTTGAATGGCGTCTCTTGCACCGCAGGCACGCTGTACGGAAACATCTACTGTGCTGAAGAGTTAGAGACCAGCGTGTTTGATGGTGATGCATTGCTTGACCGCATACGCACTCTTGAGACGATGCAAGCGTGGTACGTGATTGACGCGGTTGAGCGAGCATGGAACGCGCCCACGTACGGCAATATTGATTTGAAAAAGCGCGTGATGCTTGTTGGTCTGGTGAAATGAAACCATGCTCACTCTGCGGGGTGGATTTCACCCCATCAGGCAGGGGGAATTATCGCTATTGTCCAGCGTGCCGCAACAAAATGAGGCATGGGCAAACGAACAAAAAGGCGTATTGGTTGCAAGAGGAAAAGCGTGCAAAGGAGCGAGCAGCGTTCTTTACCCTCCAACGCAAGCGCAAGGCACGACGAGCACGCATCGATACACGGCGTGCGCAAGAGGAAAAGGTCTGTTACTGGTGTGAGGGTGCAATCCCCAAGCATCGACTCAAGCATAACTCACAGCAACCCTTTTGTGGGCGTGCCTGCTTCGTAAAAGATCGACATGAAAGAAACACACTCACAGGCTTCTATTATGCCCTGAGCAAGAAGGGCAATGAAGCCCAATACCGGATAGAGATGGAGACAGGTACACGACCGGGATATGAGAAGCGTGTACAGCACATGAAACACTATAATGAGCGACGACGAAAGAAATAGCACTCGCATTGCGAGAGAGGAGCATAGCATGGCCATCGATCAATCTCTGTTGCAGAAGACGGGATTTAGTTATATCTCACAGGAGGCTGCCCGTGTGTTGGTTGAGAATGGGGTGAGTGAGATAACAGGACCAAGCGAACGCTTATCTACTCACTTCACATTCCCAGAAGGGACACAGTATGAGCAAGATGGGCACGATCATAATTTCACATTGCCCTGTGGGTGCCACCTGAAATATATTGATCAGTCCCTCACGGGCGCTGATTGGAATAACAAGTATTACCTTGTTTTGTATGTAGGGACTTTTTGCTCCTCTCATGATGAACTCACTGATGGGCAAAGGTCACAAGAATGCTACAGGATGGACGCAATGGAAACATTTAAAGGAGTATGAACATGATTGAATTACCACCACCACAAATGGTGCAAGTCGCTGATAATTACGAGGCACTCAGAGAACCGGGTGACCCCTATGATACCAGCCTGAGAGGGAAAACAGGCACCATTGAAACAGAGAATACTAACGATGAGTGCCTCGTCAGGTTCGACGATGGTGGGTCAGTGTGGATTAAAAACCACTATCTGATTGAGATCGATTAAGCATGAGAGGGAGACGCTGGTGTGAGCGTCTCCCTCTCTCTTTTTGCCTTAATCTTACACAAAGACTATACCCATATCGCCATATTCGTTTTCGGGTACCAGTGACAAATGCCCCCTGTCCAGTTCTGTGCAACAATCGCAACGCCTCGATCATCGACGGTGTTATATTCCGGTCCGATGGGCACGCCGCGAAACCGACCAGCCGCTTTTTCCACATTAAACGCACTCTTGAATATACCGGTATCACGTGCAAGCGGTGCACCATACACAACGGTAAAGAAATGATCCATACTCTTCCACATGTCGATATTTGACTGATTATGCGTATCAGGCATGGCTGGGCCTCCTTCACTTGGGGGTACTGCTGATGTGGGTTGTGGCATCCACGGCGGTACTACGACGGTTGCGCTCACCAGTTGGAGCGGTTGCATGGTATAGCGCCGTGGTCCTGCTCGTAGGCTTGCAGGATCATAGAGATCGGTACAATTGGCACTATCGCGTGTAAGATAGGCATCTCCCGCCACGCCGGTGAGCAAGATTACATGGTTGCCTGACGCCTGCCACGGGTACGGGTTGCCTGACAGGTCTTGATCGAACACGCTCGATTCGGCCACCGCCGCGCAAATGGGATAGCCGCACGCAAGCCACCCCATACATACGGCGTCCTCTAGGGCGATAGACTGATAATGCAAGCCGACTTGATGCAACAGGTCATACTCTTGTTGCAGGGTCATGCCGTACGTATTGGAGCCATCATTTTGCCCGTCGTATTGGCTGTAGGCATCCTCAGCGCGACCAATCACCTCTTGCATGCTCAGGATTGGGCTGTGTCCAGCCGGTGCCATGCTGAGCGCCATCATCACGGCAAAGTAGCCACACGCAAATTGTGTTTTTCCCGGCATAAACTGGATCGCCTCTTGAAACGCTGCTACTTCATTCATCATTAGGCTCCTTTCTAGGTACCAATCACGAGCAAGACACCATCACACACGACCGTACCACCGGTGGGCGTGATCATCGTATCCCACCCGCCGAGTATTTCCCCTTGCGAGATGTTGAGCACGCTGGTCACGTTGGCCGCCGTGCCCCCACCTGATGCGAGCGTCGTAACCACCGCAACGGTCGCATTAACTCCCACCAGTTGGAACGTCACGCCGGTCGTCGGCACGGCGCCACACCACATTTTTGAGCGGCCCGTGAACGGTACCGGCAACACAAGGCTTTGCGTGGCGCCGCCATTGTTACGGAACCCTGAGAACACAATCACCGCCATTTTCACGATGCCTTGTAGTGGTTGGTAAAGCGTCATACTCCCATTGGTGCTGCCATTCGTCACAATGGCAGCTGCATTGATCTTTGCCCCAAGCATCGTGAGAATACCCGCCACTGAGGTGATGTTGGGATCGGTGGATGCACTATTCATTGCAAATAGCTGATTTTCCATATTATTCAAGAAAGTAGCACTTATACCAGGACTAGAACCGTTCACGAATGGGCCTGTCTTTACATAAGGAATCGCACACCTGTCTTTCTCATCCTCTCCTCAACACCTTTCAAAAGATGCTCAAGACAAGATGTAAAGTATTTTAAGTAAATGTTAGATCGAGCGTCACTTGCAAACTTTCAAGATTGGTCTTGGGGTTGTGGGCATAGAGACCGTGCGCAATCAAGACGCCGGTATTGGCCGCGCTGGTCGCGCTACTGCCACCAAACACGCCCACTTCTTCGATATCCGTGCCTACCGTGTCACCAGGCGCAATATACGTGCTAATCAAGATTTCACCGCTTGCTCCAATCGTGTACGACGTGACCGCTTTGCGGAACACTTCATTGCCAAGCAGCACATCATTGACGGTCGGTGCCACGCTACTTGACCCAAGCGCAATATAGGTGATGAGTGGGTTTTGTGCCCCACTGAGCGCGTCTCTGAGCAGGTTCAACCCTAGGTTTGTCTTCACTATAGCCGCCATTGCTCACCTCTTAACAAGCAAATAACGTTAATGAAGGCAGTAACGTTATGTTGGGAATAGGACAACTATACACAGTGACTACGAGTGAGAGCGTTTCTGCGATCGTTGACGTGAATGATGATAATAATTGTGCGGTTTGACTGGTACCCACGTTAATGCTATTTGCCGGTGTTTGCTGCAATAACAACTTACTAAAGAACGACACCCATGTCGTATCACTAGGGCCTTGCACCATCGTGACCGTATACCAAATGTTCACGAGATCGCTTTGATCGCTCGCAACCACATTCTCAACCAGCATTTGCACGTTGTTCAGCGCGTGCATTGGCAAATTAACGGGGCACAATTGACCAGGGGCATAGCCCGCCGTCATGGTCGTGAATTGCAGGATCGTGCCTTGTACGGCGTAGCGTGTGAGCAGTTGCGAGGCTTCGGCCAACCCATTCGCCACACTGGTGATGGTCGGGTCACTGAGCACATCCTCCACAATACCGCTTGACCCATCAATGGAGGCTTGATACGCAATTTGCGCATTATTGGCACTCACCACGATTGACGGGAATTGCCCAACATACACGACTTGCAAGGTATCGGTACTGATCAACTTGACCGCCGCGCTATCCTGCGTGATCACCGGGTCTCCTGATCCCCAATAGAAGTCTTTGCCGGTATCCACACCTTTAATCCCCATCACTTTTGCGGTACCATTGACCGTTACGGTAGGCACGGTCAAGAGGTCATAGCCCATTGCCCACGCCTGCGTGTTCCCGTCACCTTTGCGTATTTCCGTTTGTGTGAGCGTCTGACCCACACCGCCAACAATGTATTGTGTGTTTCTATAAGAAGGGTTTTGCCGGGTGACTGTACAGGCGTTGCTCCTCTGCTCGATCGTCGTGCCATCGACACTAGGACCGGTCACCGCCGTGTAGGGCACAAACCACAATTGCTTGTATTGATCGATCATCCAGTAGTAGAGGACGCCCGAGGCACTTGCCGCAGTCGTGAGCGCGTCTAGGATATCGCTCACCTTGCCATTGGTAAACACCGCGCTTGGAATAAGCCCCACGTTGCCACCAGGGTACAGCGTGGTTGCAGGGTAGAGCGTCGTTGAGGGCGTCAATCCGTCATAGATTTGTGCAATCGTCACGCCTTCTTGCGCGAGGATAGCGGTTGCAACGGTTTGCACGATAAAGCCACATGTTTTATTGGTAAATGAGCCAGTATAGCGCCGTTTATCCGCGAGAAAGTGTTGATCGACACAGGAAAGCGTATGCATGAGCGAGGGTTGATACCCCGGTTTCTGCTCTTTGGGACTCATGATATAGCCACTAAAGACGAGCGTACTATAGCGATCGATGATACTCATTTGTTGGTACTGCTGAAAATGCGTTGCCAGTGTGCTATGGAGCGTAAAATTGGCAGTACCGCGCCTGCCGACCGTGTTGGTGAAGGTGACTGAGCCTGCTTGTACATCAGTCAGCGGTGTGCCTCCAACAGAGACGGTATAGCCGGTCGTATCGCTATAGAGAAACGGCGCACCGAACGCTCGCTGTGCATACTTTGCCATATCAGGTAATGCTGGTCAGGGTGGTAGTGACATTCACAGCGTCCGATTCGGTGATGCTTCCTCCTGATGCGGTATAGATACTCTTTATATGAGTATTATCGCCACTGATATCAACCCCATGCAATTCAAGCGTCTCTCCTTCTGACAGGCGGATATAGCGTGCAGCCCACCCGCTTGCATCGGGGTTGCGGTTAAGGGTGATGGTATCCGTTCCGTGTACAAGACATACATATCCGATATCGGTGTACCATGTGTAGAAGTACACATCATAACTACTCGTCAAGTGCTTGTAAGCGAGTGTGACATCCATTGGAAAGACTCCCTTTCTGCCTATGACCAAAACACCGTTAATGCAGGCATAGACGCCCCTCCGAGCATCGTAATGCCATTCGTGCAGTTGACGCCGTTTGCCGGGGTATTGGAGTTTGCCCCAATGGCGGCGGTGCCGACAATCCCGATGATCTTGCCTGATGCCGCGCTTGCGTTGTCAAACGCCGTTGGAACACCCACCGCGTTCGTCGTGGCAAGAATACCGTAGAGCGTGCCTGCACTGGCTTTGATCACCGTAGGACCAGCCGCCGCCGCCGCAATAGCCGTGCTGCTACACCCGGCTGTACGCAACCCACCAACGTTATCCACCGTCACTTGTCGCCACGGAAACGTTGCATCAGCAATCTGAAAGTGGTGCCGTGCGGTATCGGCCATCGTGACCGTGTTCACCTGTAGCAAGCCACTGCTGAGCGGTGCCACTGATCCCGCAATCGCTTGAAATTTGATCGGCAAAATGTTGACATCTGGTCCCGGTGCACCTGTGAGTGTTTGTGCCACGACCGTATCAGGGCTATCAATGCAAAAGAAGATGCGATCACCTCTGTAGTAGATGAAGTACAAGTGCACGCTTGCATTTTGCGGTTGTTTGCTATTGCCGGTCGTGGTAGATAAATCCTGTATCACGACACGTGCACCACTTTGATAGGTGACGGCGTACATCTTGCCATCAGTCGCCACTTCAAACCCACACGCATTCGTGAGTGGGAGCGCGGCCGTGGGCGTGGCTGGTGACGTACCAATCCCCCAGAAAAAGTACTGATTGATGACGGTCGGAAACGCGATATTGATGCCGGTGTAAAACAGCAACCAGCCAGGGTTAACCGGTGGGAAGGTTGTCACACTCTCAAGGTAGGAATAGCCGCCGATGGTGGTACCGGTGGCAAGCACGGTATTCGTGAGCGCATTGGTCGCTGCTACGCCTCCACCGGCTGCTGTGGGCGCTTTCCATTTGTTCGTCACGTCCAGCGTAGAGGTATCGAACCCGTCCTGAAAGAGTTGCGCCGGGTCTTCCTGTACACGCATCGCGCCCCCTGCAAACACGGTTGCGAAATAGGGATCAGTGGCAGGAGGACCGCCCACGACAAGGACCGCGCCGGTGGTCGTGTTGTTACTGCCATCAATCGCGCCGGGCGCTCCCTGTAAGCCTTGGAAGCCAAGTCCCGGTACATACACCTGTGAGATCGGGATACCTTGCGCATCCTTGAGCGACGTGCCATAGGGCATAGAACACTCCTTTAGATATTGTGCGTTCCAACGTTATTGCGAACAGCAGAGACGAAATACGGCATAAAGACGGTGGCAAATTGCACGCCGTCGAGTTGCATGATGATTGGTTGTCCCCCTGCCTGTGAAGTCGATCCTCCTGAGCGCAGGGCATTGTTGGGCGTGATTTGTGCTCCACGCGGCACGTACATGACTTCAGGCCCTTTTTCCCCCACAACGGAAAGTCCACCGGCTGCAAACGACGTACCATCGGCATAGCCCACGTACGCTTTCCCTGCCATCATGGAGGCAATACCGGGCACATTCAGCACACTGCCATAGCGCGATTTAATGTAGTTGATGGCCGCCGCCGCATTGTCGATAGGATTGAGGATATTGCCGTGACCCGCCACCATATACGCGGCAAACGTGCTAGGGATCGTTTGCATAAGCCCCTGTGAGGGGTGTCCTGCCTGAGCGTTCGAGTCGGTCAGGTTGATAGCTGATGGGTTCCCACCGCTCTCATGCATTGCAATGGAGGCAAGCGCCCCAAGCCAGTTCATCGGTACGCCGGTCAGTCCCATCGCGCTCAGCAGCCACGAGGTAACGTTTCCGGGTACATTGACTGCCGTCCCCCCAAGGCTGGACAGGGAAGGGAGCACGGTTTTGATCCATGCGAGCACCATATCCTTGACTTTGCCCATCGTGCCGCTTGCTAACTGTGAGAGTTGACCGGGTAACACGAGTTTGATGTTGAACTGTGAGATCATGCTATCGAGTACCTTCCCAGCGCCGCCTGTGATCCACGAGGCTATATCACTGGTCATACTCTTGATCGTGCCCCCTATCGCGCCCAACACGTCACCTACGCCACCTGCATAACCCGGTACACTCCCTAAGAGCGACGCCGTTTGTGTGGCAGGTAGCACGCTTGCACCACGTGGAAGAGACACCAGTTCAGGCCCTTTTTCCCCCACGATTGCCATGCCACCGGGATGCCCACTTGTGCCATCTGCGTAGGATGGGATGCGTCCTATGGCAAAGTGAGGGACAGGACTACCCGCGCCAAGTTTCCCGGCGATCCAGTCAACGCCTGACCCCATCAGGTTGACAAAATTCTCTATTCCCGTGACGCCAAGGTTGAGCGCGTTGATGATCCCGTTGACGAAAGCATGGAACCCAGAGGATATCCCGGCATTCATAGAGGACATCCAGCGCGTCGTGGCGTTATTGGCCGAGTTGTACCCATTGGCGATAGAGGTGCCGAGGTTGTGTATCCAATTGCCTACGGCGTTATCGAGATCCCCGTACCCTTTGTTCGTGCGCTGGTTCATGGAGGCAAACCAATTGCTCGTATCGTTATTTGCGCGGTTATAGCCGCTTTTGATGGTATTGCCCATGTCGTTGAACCAGTTGGTGGTTGCATCATTGGCGCGGTCGTACCAGCCTTTACGTGCCTCAAGGTCTTGCGCGGCTAACTCCTTGAGCTTCTGTAGGTGTTGCTGTTTCTCTTTTTCGGTTTGTGCAATATTGTCGTTCGCTTGCTTGATCGAGGTGTCCAACGACTTGAGGCGTTGTTGTTCCCTGATCTTATCGGCTCCATCGGCCATACTTTTGAGTTTGTCCAGCACGCCGGTTCGCTCTTTTTCGAGGTTGGCAAGGACGCCCTGTTGCTGCTGATCTGTCTTTTGGAGAGCAGCCACTTTCATATTTTCATGCGAAATCGCGGTTTTGATGGCGGCATCGTTGACGCGACCCGTGATCCAATCCATGATCGCGCCCCAATGCTGTACGGCCAAGATGATCCCCACAACCACGAGGGCTATGAGCGCGCCAATAGCGAGGATAGGCCAGGTAGCGGCAATAGTGGCAATGGCCGCTAACCCAGCAGCATACGCCCATGACGCGAACGCGACCACCAGCGAGGCGATAATAGCCCCTGAGACGGCAAGAAGCGCGCCTTTGAGCAAGATCATTTGCGGTGAGGTGTCGTTAATCCACTCCTGTACCCGGTTCCCGGTCGTGATCCATGCTGTGAAGCTCGTGATCACCGGCGTGATGGCACCCACGATGCCCGTGATGCTAGGAAGCAACTTCTGCCCAAGATCGATCATCAGCACTTGCACCGCCGCACTCGCTTCACTCATTTTCTGATTAAAGCCTGATTGGGTGATCGCCCAAGCCTCTTGCGTCTTCTTTGCCATTTCTTGCTTGTTGGAGAGCGTGGCGAGGTCGCTGTTATAGACGCCGATATGCGTGGCGATGGTATTGATCGCCTGCGCCGCTTGCAGGGTAACACCAGTCACCTTGACATGTTTTGCGGTTGCCTCGTCAAGGGCGCGGTTGAGATACACCACCTTATCCCCGTAACTCATGGCGTTAAACTTGGTCTCATTAAAGGCAATGCCTGATTTATTCAGCGACTTGACCACTGTGCCAATATTGCCGTCCATGACCTTGAGCGAGGCTTGAAAATCGGTACTCGCCTGTGCCGCTCGAATGCCTGAGGAAGTCATCGTTGCCCACGCCGCATTCATCGTCTCCATACTGACGTGAAACTGAGCCGCCGCGCTTGCACTCTTCACAATTGTCGTCGCGTACTGCTCAAACGTCGCCTTACCAAGCGTCACCGTTTGCAGCATTTCCCCGTTGACTCGTGTGGCATCCCCTACTTTTGTGGAGAACGACGCCATCACGTTAGTTAATGCATCAGAGGCAACAGAGGCAGAAGTCATGCCAATCTTACTATCTTGTACGGACAACGTGAGCACCCTCATTGCATCGGCACCCTTGTACCCGGCTGATAACACGTTGTAGAGTCCATCGGCAAGCGCCTTTGGAGCCACACCAGCACTGACGGCAAGCGTTTTGAGGCTGCTATCATAGAGTTGCATTTGTGCAGTGGAGGAGCCGGTCAGTGCTTGCACTTTGTTCATCGATTGTTCATAGTCAGCAGCCATCTGTCGCGCTTGCGCTGCAATAGCCACCACTGCCACGCCCACGCCAAGGATCGCGCCACCTGCCAACTTCGCAAATTTGGTATTCGCGTCTTGTGTTGCCATGCTCATGCCAAGCAAGTCGGCTTTTGCCTTCGTTGCGCCTTGCACGCTGACCATTGCGACTAAATTAGCGACCGTAACCATGTGCCCTACTTTCGGGTATCGAGTATCTTTTGTGCTTGTGCCTCAGCAGACATCGCAATCAGCGCCTTATCCCGCCAATACACCGATTGATCGACCAATTCCCACGGTGCAACGTTCAAGTATTTGGCCGCTTGCATCACGGCGTACCAATCAGGACAATAGGCGGTTTCCGTCTCTTCACCCAACACCAAATAGCGGCGCAACCCCATCAGTTCTGAGTTGACACCGCCGTGATTTCCGGGCGCATATCACTCAGAATCGCCCCTGAGACATCAGCGCGAAACATCCACGGCAATTTCTGTATCTTGTCGGGCGTCAGTTCGTACATCACCGTGCATGCATCGTCCTCAAACACATCCCAGCGTGCAATCACCTCACACAACATCTGATTGAAGGTGTGGAAGCGTGCAAGAAACGTGCTTTCCTCCATCGATTGCAGTGCCAGGCTTGCGCCAATAAACTCTTCGGTCACCTTGCCGGGATAATAGGTGATCGAAATGTCTTCTTCCATGAAACGCACGCTAATCTGTGCAAGTTTGCTCACCATCGCGTGAAAACTGATAGGCATGTATTGTTCCTTTATAGTGCAGTAATCACGTTCGTGACCGTAAACACTTGTGCTTTTGTCCACACCGGATCTTCAATCACGTTGCACTCCCATTCAATCGCAAACACCCCTTGCTCATCAGCAAACGCGCTTGGTTGCCCGATTTTCACGGCCATATCATGACGAAACTCGTTGAACACCTGTGTTTGCGTGATCAGGAAGGTACCACCGGTTAAGCCTGCGCCACTTCCAGTGATAGCCGTGAGGTCGGTTGCAAGCGTGGTGAGGAGCGAGATGACATAGGGACCACCCGCGCCGCCTGTAACCGTGACCGTACCAGCCGGGAAGGAGGAGAGCAGTAAGAGCGCGGTCTGTACGGTTGCGCCCGTTGCACCGAAGGCAATACCCGCCGTCGTTTGCCCCTTGTATGTAAGCGTGAACGTGCCTGCTGACGGGGCACCCAATGACACGGTTTGATTGTTGTCAATCACACCCCCAAGCGCCTGCACGCGGATGTAGTAGGTGGTACCGGTTTGCAGGTACCCGAGCAGCGCCATGCCCAACACATCGGCTTCTAGTTTGAGTTTGAGCGTTGCCTTTGGCATGAGATCGACATGTGCTGTCCACGAGGCTTGTGCACGGTTGAGCGGATAGAGCGGTCCGTATACGTTGGTCATGACATAATCGACACTGAGCGCACGAGTGAGCAGTGTGGTACCAAGCGCCGCCTGCGTTGCATCAAGATAGACGTTGACTTGTTTGGCAACCACCGGCGCAATCGCTACCGGTGTAGGGCTTGCAGTCAGCGTGATGGCGTTTTGCAGCGCTTGCGCAATCATCTTGCCTGAACAACTAAAGTCTTTGCGTGTGCCTTTATAGCCAAATTCGGTAAACAACCCATACACGAACTTATGGGCAATGACCGTATCACCCTGCTCAACCGTGTAGGTTTGGGGCACGATAGAACCTGATGTGGGCGGCGTGTAGATCCAATCCTTCGCAATCGTTGACCCGGCATGCGAGGCAGGCACAACAGACCCACACACACCTGCAAGCGGGTACGGTACGCCGTTATAGTCGAGATTGCCGCCAACGGAGACATCCACCCACTCAGTATTTTCTTCCTGCACATTGGGGTATTTGTGACCAGTGGGGGTATAGAGCGCGATATCGGCTTGGATGTCCACCGAGAAGTCAAAACATTCTAGTATCTTATTCGCAGGAACGCTTGTACCAAGTGCAGTAGTGGCTTCTGCCCCTATTTGCGGTTTTTGGTTTATCGTCTGTCTTTCAGGCAACCAAGGCATGTGACTCTTCTCCCATCACCCTCTGCCTGACTCACTCCGAGAGAGGAGAGAAACTCGCAATGAGCCAAGCACAAGGTACGAAATGCTGTATTAACGCTAATCACACACCTTGCAAATAGATACGGTATAATCCCCCTAGATGTGCGTAGGGCTTCCCATTGATGATTTCGTTATACGAGAGTGTTTGCTCTCGAAAACTACTGAGCACTCCACCGGTTGATAACCCGACCGGACCCACACGCTTGAACAGTGCATCGATCCTATCGGCAATCGTGACCAGCGCGGCATAATTGCTCGTCGGGCCGATCGCTTTGATTTGCATCAGGATATTCACAAACAAACGAGCGGCGTTCATCGTAAGTGCATCGGTGCCTGCCTGTTGATTGACAATCACGATAGGCCCGACTGTGCCACTATCCGCGCTTCCTTGCCACACACCGCCGCTTGCCGCCGCCGTGAGTGCGGTATCAGCGCGCATCGTCGTGACCGTCCATTGGTAGGCTTGCGCGATCTCACTCACGAAAGTTTCCCCGGTATTTTGCTCACCTCATCCTCTAAGACGCCGCCTGATTGCTCTATGCCAGGTTCTACGAACGGGCGTGCAGGCTGGTAGCGTGTCCCATAATTGGGGTATATCCAATAATCCACACCAATCACCACATTCTTTTCGAGCGGCGTGTCTCCATCCTCCACCGCGACACTATTGAGCATATCCCCGGTCACGATCTGCCCATTGGCAACGATGAAGCCTTGAATATTAGCGACCACCGCCTGAGCAACAGGATCAACCATTTCCGTACACGCGATATCGAGTTTTGCTGCTATCTCTGCAAAGTGATTGAAGGACTCATCCATGCTTCACCTACGCTATCGTCGTGATTAAACACTCATTGGCGAATGTGTAACTTTCCGCATTCAATATTTCTTGTACCACCCATGTTTTGCTGTTATACAGGATTTGATCCCACTGCCTGATATCGCTTACAGGCATGAACCGCAACACCAGCGCACGCTGTGAGCCAATCACATCGGCAAAGAGCCTGAGCGTGCTATCAGACGGCTTGACCACGTTACAGAGTGGCGTGCCCACCGTTGCATAGGACTCAGTGGTATGCCCATAGCCGTCGTTCGTGGGTGTACGACGTTGTACCGTGATGCTCACATCCAGGCTTGCCGCTACCGTCGCATTCATGTTTGCCAGTTCAGACGCACTCAGCATGCCTTATCCTCTCGCAATATAATCGGTTTCCGTTGCCTTGAGTGAGATGCCACTTGCACCCCCTGCAATATCAGCGCGTGCAAGGCTGATGGTCAGCGCTCGCTGTTTGGCGCGGTAACTGTGTGCCAACTTTAGCAATTTGTCCGTCGCCTGTGAGCGTTGGAACGACTGGCTATCACTGGTGAAACTGTACAAAAGTACCCATTTGGCCGCCCACCGTTCTAGCAAGTCAGCAGCAGCGCGGTAGCAGTCATACGATTTGCCGTAAATGTACAAAGGTGGCAACGTCGTCGTGCTATACGTAAAATGTCCGACAATCGGCTCTATCGTGGTTGGGGTCGTGAGAATGGTACGATACTGCTTGATGATCAGATCGTCCTCCCAATTGCCCATACCCGGATCACTATAGTAGTCAAGGTATTGCACGCTTGAACCGCTATACGTGGCGACTGGACGTAGCGCAAGGTTTTGCACGTCTAAGCGCGTTTCGTCCATCACGTTTTGTACATCTTGATCGGTAAAAATTTGGCCTGAGCCAAGAGGGAGCGTATCGTTGGTGAGTACACGGACTCGCGAGATCAAATTCGCCATTGTTGCGCGTACTGCCATGATAACCCCCTTTCTCTTGTCTTATGGTCTCGCTAACTGAATGTCACCGATATATTGTATCGTGGGTGTTGAACCCGCTCCTGAGAACGTTGCGGTTAAACGTATCTGTGTGCCGTTGACAATGCTGGTAGGGCTAATATCAAAGGGTATCCACAATTCACCAGCCTGCACGGTTGTAGTTAAATTGATGAGTGGTGCCACAAAGTCAACGTTCCACAGCGTGGGCACGCCATCATAACAGACATCGATACTGAACGCTACGGCGTTACTACCGGATGCATTAGATGCTGCACTATAAATCACTCTTGCCTTTAATCCGCGTCGTGGCGTACCTGTAGCAAGAATGAGCGCAGCGCCCGAAAAAGTGGCAACTTTGGTAACAGATGGTTGAAGTTGCAATAGGGCATCAGTTGGCATTATGCGCCTCCTCTTCCTCTGTAGTGGTAGGATAGTGCACCGTTTCTGGTGATGCGTCTGTTACCGGGAATTGTAAGGGTTGTACCGGTTGCTCATCCTGTTCTTGTTGCGCGGTTTCAGCAGCCTCTTTCACTGCTCGTGCTTTAGCGGCTTTTTCGTCCTCAATCGTGGGGTCAAGGCCATGTGCATGCCCAACGTGGAGTGCAAACAGGGTCAACACACGCCCGAGCTCATGATCACGCAAGGTGATACCTGCTACGGCGTCGCGCAACTCCTGAAACGCTTCTGGCTGCATGTGCATCTGTACGTCAGGTGCTTCGGCAGGGGTGACACTCTCATCAGGTGTGAGAGGAGCGGTATAATAGTCAGTCATTATCGTATCCTTTCTCACGCTAAATGGAGATGTCGTATAAACGTGCAATAGAGCGATTTGATGCATTCACAAGCCCAACACACCAGTCGATTAGTGTGCGATAGATCGCGCCATTGTAGATTAAACCCATATCTTGCACATTTGGTGGGTTAAATTGCCAGCCGAAGAACGCATCGGTTCCATAATTCACGGCGTAAATGCTCGTGAACGTGCCACCTGTGGGAGCGCCGAGCGCACTCTCAATCTTGGGGATAATCTGTGTGGTTTGATCGGCCTTATAGCCGGGATCACGCAGGATCGCGCCTTTGTACATTTGGATTGTGCGATTGAACTGATCCTGTGTGATGGCAAGACCTCCGCTCGTGCCCATCAACCGAAGCGCAAAGTTGAAGCGCCGTTTCATGACTTCATTCATGTAGAGGATGACGCCGGTGCCGTCTGGACTGCCTACACTCCATAAGAGTTGATCGAGGAATTCTAAGAACTTGTTCGCAGTCGCTTGGGTTGCACCGGCTTGGGTCATGAGTACCCCACCAGCATCGATCTTGTTTTCAGGACGTACGCCATAGGTGGAGCCGTTATCAATGCGGAACTTGAGACCAACGGGCGCATTAATATCACCAGTGACGTGATCGTTGGCGAAAAACTTATAGTTGAGGTCATAGGTGAGCGCTTTGAGGTACGCCTCTGCTTGCACGGCGCGAGGGTTCACAATGGCGTTCTCTTCTTCCACGAGGTACTTATCCACGTCAATGTAGTTGCGGATAATGTACGCCTGCTCTTGATAGGGCGCGGGTGTGCCTTTGGTGGTCACGCCTTCTGCGTTCAACTGCGACCAGTTGACGGTTGGAAGGTTGCCTTCAAAACGTGCGCCATTGATCGTGAGGCTCTTTTTTGAGACCAACGGCACGTCTTGAATGATATTACTGTAGAGGATCAGGGAATAACTTACTGCTTGCACTAACGGTTGATTGCTCATTTGTGCATAGTCAGCGAGTGTTAATGTCCCTGTGGCAATAGCCATAAGGGTAACTCCTATCATTCCCTGCACAACATCTATCAGTGATAGGTGCTAAGCACGAAATACAAGATATCTTGTCTAGATCGTATACAAGTCACTTAAGCGCGGGATATGCCCCGGTCGCTGGTTCGTGGTTGGTGAGGTGATAGCCCCACGACCGGGGTTCATTGCCGGGATTGATGGTGTCTGTTGTGTTGGCGTACTAGCAGATTGAGCAGGTTCAGGCGTGGGTATAGCCGCCTTTTGTGCGACAAGATATTGGTTGCCTTTAATGAGCGCTTTAAGGGACTCATCCAGGTTCGTAGGCATCCCATCATCACCCACGACAAGCGTGTTATCACCCATGACACTCTTATCACGGAGTGCAGAGGCAACTAAGTCGGGATTGATAATGCCAAGCGCTTGTGCAGCCAACTTGACATGTGCATCCACGAGTTGCTTCTGGATTGCGGCAATCTTCTGTTCTGCTTCGGTTGCGCGCTTACTCGCCTTATCCAACTCAGTTAAAGCCGCCTCTTGCACTTCACGTTCTTTTGCCTCATAGTCTGCGAGTCTCTTCTCTGCGGCTGTGAGGTTTTTGCCGTGTCGTTGGGCTTCCTGCTCTTTATTGGCGGCGTGGCGCTTCAACTCTTCAATCTGTGCTAATGCGTCTTCAATGCTCAATTTCGCAGGCGTCGCGCTTGCTGGTGTTCCCGTCGCGGGTGTCGCTAGTGGTGGTATCGCGCCCCCACTTGGCGTAGGTTCATCTGCCATAAGTGTATGTTCTTTCTGCTTGCTTGTCAAGGCTTGTTGTTATCTCATAGGGAGAAGCTGTTGTAAGTCCAACTTGGCAACAGTAACCCCGGCGTCAATCGTCTGCATAAACGTGCTGAGGGTCGTACGTAGTTGGAGTAGTTCACGCACGGTATCACTCATCACATCAATATGCTCGTCATCAGGATTGGTGTGCAGCGTGTCTCTATGGCGTTCTAGGATGATCAGCGCGGTATTCATCTCATCGACGGTACGACGTTTAAAGTGTGGTGTGGCGGTTTTGAACTTGGTTGCAGTCATGATGCTCACTTTCTCTAATGGAAGGGCACATTGCGTTCAAGGGCATGGATATTGTCGGCAATACGCTTTTGCTCACGTTTGACTTTGAGCCATTCACGCATGATCGCATCGACACCCTCGGCGTTGATCGTTTGGGTCAGTGCAAGACCGGGTGCAAGGATAATCTGAATGAGCATGCCTTGCTCGGTGATATGGATGTTCGCGCTACTTGTCGGTTGTTGCATGTACTCACTCCTCTTGCGTAAGACTCTCGTTACAGCGATCAATAATATCATCCAGTGCGCGGTCAAGGATTGCAGGCCAGCGTGTCTCCCATGAGGTGTCAATCTCTAACTGAGCACGCCCACGGATAGCCAGGATGTCACGTGCAAGCCCCGTGTTTTGTGCGTGCAGCAGCGTGGAGACGGCTTTCACGACCCCTAGCCACGCTGCACTGTGGATATAGACCTGATGTCCCTGATCATCCGTGATCATGATGCGTTGCGATTGTGAGAGTGATACCTCAGTGAGATCGATCAGTTTGCCGTCAGGAGTGCGTGCTTCAACAAGTGTCATGAGTGCCCACCTCTTTCGGCAATGTGGTCATATCGGGTATGCCTTGGATCATCTGTTCAGGCGATGATCCAACCTCATCTCTGTAGCCGTGATCAAAGGCACGCAGTCGATCTAACTCATGAGTGCAATGACACGCAAGATCATACGCACGACGTGCTAGAAGTGTGTGCATGTGCCTCTCGAAACCCACAACAACGAAGGGATCGCGCTCATGGGCAGCGTCTTTCTTCGCTTGCTCTATCTCCCTCCATAGCAACATGCCAAACTCGGCAAAGTGTGTATCACGATCACTCATGTGCATCCTCCTCTTTCGTGTATCCCCACTGTTGCGCAACCATATCACCTGTATCCCCTAACTGCTTCTCTATCCGCTCTAGCGTGTCGAGGACGTGAAAGAGCAGGTACGGGGTAAGCAATTCCCGTGCGGTCTCATCCCATCGCTCATTGAGTTGTGCGTATTCAACGACACGCTCAACAGTCTCTCTCATCGCTTGGCATGCTTCTTTGTCATACTGTTGCATTATTGCCCCCTTCTATGTTTCACCAGTTCAGGGTTCTCATGGATATTGCCGATGATTTCATATTTAGCATAATCATCTATCCACGTTTCTGATTCATACCCGGTACTTTCATGAAAGGGGAGCAATAACCCTTGCTCGTCATAGCGCACAACCTCATGATGGTTGAAGGCGACAAGTTTAGAAGCATCGTAAGGGTAACCGTAGGGATTGACGATATCACCCTCATACACTTCTTTCCCGTGCATATCAAGCAAGCCAGTGAATTGCATGATCTCAATATCAGCGAAGTGACCGCTTCCTGAGAATACGTCATCATGAGCACGGTACGCATCAAGTGTAAAATCAAGCATATCAACGGTAGCCATGAGATGCGTGAACTTGTGCCATACACGAAACTTAATCTTTCTCATCAATCATTGCCTCTCACTTCGCATTGTTGACGGTGAGTGAGTTGCTCGTCAATTTGTTTCATGTACTCTTTGATATCCATGAACTTCGGCGCAAGTCTCTGCCTAAGTTCAAAATCGTTGAGAATAAACCACACTGCTATTTTTTCTTCACCGTGATATTTCCAGATGCCAAAGTGGTGAACCTGCGCCATATCTCCCCAGTGATCAAAGATATAATGAACAAAAAAGCCCTGATCAAGAATGAAATGGATTATTTGCCCGATGGTTTGCGTGTCAACACGCTCACCTTGTTGTGCTAATCGTGCATTTTCCTGTCGCAAACGGGCATTTTCCTTGATGATGCCATCATACCCGTGTAGGTTCTGAGCATAAATCAATTCGTCAAGTTGATCTGTGCTCAGTCCACGATAGGAAAAGGGTGTATAGCCATTCATCATTGACTCCTCCCTAGAAATGGACTGGGCTTCGGTACAGGGGGTTGACCGGGTTGCTGTGTGGGTGGCATGAGCGCTTGCTTCTGTAACATCTGTGCCGTCGCCTTGGCTGTCTCTGCGTCGTTCTTCTCTACTTCCTCGGCGGGATTATATCCTAATTCACTTTGCAAAGTTTCATTCGAAATCCCGAGCGTTTGTTTTCCCTGTGCTACCTGTATCGACTCTAAATCGTTGGATGGGAGACTATCTTGCCATTTGAGGCTAATCATGATATCAGGCGAGAACCCACCAAGTACCAATAGTGCCTTACTCACATCAATAATAAGCTTACCATAGAGACACCGTTTCTTGTCAGTCTTTTGTGTCGTGGGCAGAAACATCAGTTCCATGGTCGTGGTACTCACTTGACGCGGCACTTCTTCGATGCGTCCAAGCGCGGCACTACTCACTCCACTGGTTTCGTTCATATGAGATCGCAAGTCACCAGCAAAGGTGATGGCATTGGCAAGGTCGGATGTGATCGACACCGCAACGATCTTGCTCTCTGTGGTGGGCAGGCCAATGATTTTGCCGGGTTTGATCGCAATGCTACTCTCAGCAACCCCGGTCGCGTAGATGATCGGTTGACCGTAGATGAGTTGTACGAGGTTGGAGCAAGACAAGGAGAGGTTCAACGCCTTATTCATGGCGATGAGATCAGGGGTGATGTCCGACTCTCCCCAGAAGCTATTCGGGCGTGGGAGGTTCTTGTTACTGAAGATGGGAGGGAACGCATGATCCCACACAATCGCATCCTTATCGGCTGGTGTCCATGCGCCGGTATCGCCCACCCGTGTCCAGTGTTGGATTGACCATGTGTCATCGTCATCAGGAGCACCAATGAGCGCCTCACCATCAGGGTCAAGGCGTTGTATCTCCTCACGATAGAACACTTGTACGTGTTTGCCGTCAATCTTCTCCATCACGCTATATTCGATGCAATAGAGGAGCACCGTCTCACAATCTTGCGGCGCGGTCTGGACAAACACAATTGAAGGGTCAACCGTTACCAGCCGAAACTGTGTGCCCGCCTTATCAGGAACGATACGTAGGAACGCACGTGAGGCGGCTGCACCGTTATAGGCAAGGTCTTGTAACAGAGGGAGGCGACTCTCATTTGTGCCCCAAATCTCCTCTAGGAACGTTTGCGCGGCGGGTGGATCATGCTCACCGATGAGGATACCGACCGGTTTGCCAAACAAGAAATTGACACCGCAATCGACAATAGGGCCGCAACGATTCGGGCATACGTTGGGGTCAATGCCTTCTGGTGTCTTTTGTAGTGGAGGTGGCAAGAGGCCGTCAATCGCTTGCCACGCATCGGCAATAACCTGTTGACGTTTACGATCATCAGGGGTGATCTCATACATTGGCTGTACTGCTTGTGTGGGTGCTGCTAGTGGCATTCTGGTACCTCATGCTCTCTTCGACACTGTGCACAATAGACCTCGTCTTGTGTGTGTACGTCAAAGTACTGATGTATACATGCCTGAGAACAAAATACCTGCGATTCCTTTGCAAGGATGCTTTTGCCACGATAGACCTGATACCAGTCATCGGGTACGTACGTGTCGAAAAAAATGGCGTGTGGAGGAGCGTCAAGATAGTGCTCTTTCCCGCAGTGATCACATCGTATCCCGTTTATTCTCATGCTGTACCTCCTCTCGTGATGTACCCTCAAGTGTAAATGCCCACTCGACATGGATATCACGGTGTTGCTGCATAAAACCGTGTATCTCGACAATCAGGTGTTTATGCAACCGATAACGGAATTCATCGATAGCGTGCTGCTGGTCATGTGTAAGTGGTTGTTGCATGTTAATACACCCTTTGCGAGTAGGCGATGGTAGACGGCTTTAAATCAAATTGTGCGATCAGGTAGCGTAGTGCGTCTAAACCATCATCACACTCTTTGAGCGGGGCTTCTCCATGTTTTGCGCCGTTACGGGTATCCCACACGTACCCATCAGGCTCATCCTCTAGGCACGTGGGTTGTTTGCGCTCCATCAGATCACGGTCACGTTCCACCAAGCAATCACGAAAGATCATCACGCGAGGCTTGCCGTTACCCGCATCCTTGAAGCGTGAGGCAACGGCTTGTAACCCACCACTCACATTCTTGTGTGCTGGTATCGTGCGTAGTCCTACATGCCGCTCAAGCGTTGCTCTATCCTCTGCGTCGTGATCACAAATAAGTAAGCGCGGCAAGGGATCACCGCCTGACTCTCCCCATCGTGATACCCGGCGTATCTCTTTGGCGTGATCCTCCACCAGCGTCTTTGTTTTGTAGATTTGGCGATAGATATACAAGCGCCCATCATTGTCCATAGCCG